GCAGCTTCTGATTTTTATGGAGGGGCAGTAGGTGCCGTACAAACTATAGGAAGTTATGCAACAACCGCATATAATGCAATTGTAGGTACTACTGCGGGAACAGCTGCATCAATTCTTCCTGGACCCAGCGCCGCCGCGTATTTAGATGCGGGAGGAGCTGGATTATTTGCATCGTCAATTACTGTACCTACGGGTTATGCACTTGTATCCGGATCAGCAACTGTAGCATTTTCAGTTGCTACGAGTTCTTATATGCTTACTTCGGCTGTAATAGAGACTGCAGGCATAGCAGCATTTGATGCTAGCGTTGGATTAACTGCTGGTGCTGCTGCCACCGGGTCAAGTAGTCTATTTTCGTCGATTGCTGCCGACCCAACAGGAACTGCGCTATTAGTTGTTGCAGCAGTAGTTGTTGCAGATCAAATTTTAAGCGATCCGGATAAGAAAAATATTAAAGATTTTGTTACTAATCCGACTGACACAGTTGCAAGAGCATTTGGTTGGTAAAAATGAATATTAATAAGATAGCAGGAATTTAAAAATGGCAACAAATATAAACAGTTTAAATATACAAGATGCAACAGCAGCAGGCACTGCTGTATATGCCGGCGCACAATTAGTTGGATTTGGTATTGCAGAAATGCCACCTAATACAAAAATATATGTATATTGTAATGGTGTAAATATTACTTCTTTTTGTGCACCTAATACATCTGGTTCAAAAATAGGAGATACTATAACAACCAATTCTGCAGGTACAGCAGCCGGATGGTTGTATATTCCTAGTGATGACGGAGATTATAAATTTTTAATAGGAGAAATTTTATTAACATTCTCTGATAGCGCAGATGGTGTAGAAAAATCTAAATATATTTCAGAAACTATATTATATAATCATGGATACAACCTTGTAGACACTGAACAGGGTGGTACTATTTCTTTGAGACAAACTATAAAGTTTAGAACAGATCCTGTAGGTTCTTCTGCCGAAGCAAATAAAACATTATCAAGATTAGATCCTCTAGCACAAACTTTTATTGTTGATGGGGTAAAATATCCATATGGAATATATTTAACAGGAATAAATCTTTTTGTATATTCTAAAGATGAAACTTTACCAATAGGTGTAGAATTAAGACCAGTAACTGCAGGCAAACCATCAACAACAGAATACTTATCGGGTAGTTATGTACTACGAGCACCAAATGAAGTTAATACTTATGACAATGTAGCAAAAAATTGTTTGCCTACTCCTTTTACTTTTAATCATCCAATTTATTTACGCCCGGGCGAATATGCGTTTTGTGTGTTAACAAAGTCCGACAAATATCTATTATTGTCTGCAAAATCCGGAGATGGAAAAATAGTTAAACAACCATTTGCCGGACGTTTGTTTAAAGCGCAAAATACTGGAGATTGGGTAGGCGATAGTAATGAAGATTTAGCATTCCTCTTAAGAAAAGCTGCATTTACTACAGGCACCGTAACCATTGAAGCAAAAACACTGCCTATTACAAATGGGGTAACTTATAATAGATTAAGACTATTATCTACTGCTGTAAATTTTGGCGATGTTGGTTCTGCAACGTATAAAGCATCAACAACATTAGCCGGTTCTAGAACTAAATCCGATTTCAAAGAAATAACACCTGGAGTAAATTTTGATTTAAACGGAAGACAAATTTTAACTGAAGAAGGCGATTTGACAATACAACTGGAACTTACTACAAAATCAAAAGATATATCCCCAATGTTGGATCAACAATTACTTGCAGCTCAAGTATTTAGAACTAATATTACAGAATATTCCGAAGCAATTTCTGTTAGCGAATTGAAACCGAATCATGGTACCGCTACTTGCAGATATTTAAGTAAAGTTGTAGAATTGGCAGATGGATTTGATTCTACGGGGTTGGAAGTTAAAGTAAATGTTAACAGAAAAACTGGTACAGATATAGATGTATTTTGTAGAACATTATCAAGAAATGATACATCTGTTTCTAATGGTATATTTGATAGATACTGGAAAAAAATGCCTTTAGTATATCCTGTATCTAAAACTTTTGCAGGAACATCGGACACATTTTCTCAAGAAACTTACAGAATACTTGAACCAAATCTAGAATATACTGCAAATGCGGGACCTAATACTAATATAACTGCAAATTTTGAAGATTTTGCATACTATCAAGTTAAGGTGGTAATGTATTCTAGTGATCCTATAAATGTACCTAGATTAAAAAGCTTATCTGCGACATCGTTAATATAATGAAAGAATATTTACCTATAGAAAACGAATCTGGATATGTAAAAGATCCTTATTCTTCTGCTATCTTGTATAATGATTTATCTGGTCTTGCTGAAGTTAAACAAAAGAGAAAACAGACACGACAAATTTCAACCATGCAAGAGGAAATAAATATGTTGAAAGAAGAAATTATAAAAATTAAATCTCAACTTAACTTAAGTTAACCATGGCAACATCCAAAAATTTATCAAATATTAATATAGGTACTTCTCCCAATAGTGGAGATGGAGATCTATTACGAGACGCATTTATTAAAGTTAATTCTAATTTTAATGATACTTATAATAATGGACAATTTGTAGGATATGGTCAAGACCAAAAATTAATACCTGGTTATACATGGGATGGTGATAAAGATACTGGTATGTATCATGCATCATCGGGAGCTATTGGATTTTCTTTAAATGGTTTAGAATCATTATTATTGAACAATGATGGTACTATTAAATGGTTCAATAAACAATTAGCAACACAAGATTATGTTACTGCACAATTAACTTCTTTTACTGGAGGAATAAGTGGTGCAAATATTTCCGTGTCAACAGGATCGGGAAATGTTAGTGTAACTGTTAATGGTGTTCCTGTAGTATCTTCATTGCCAACAACAGGAAATTATCAAGGACGTATTGTATTTAATAATGGAGATGTTTGGATATATTCAAATTATCCTGCAGGAAACGGAACAGGATTACCTGCAGATTCTAGTATAGCAAGAGCTGCGGGTTCAGATTCAAGATGGGTTAGATTCAGAGGAGACCAAGCAGTATCAATTGGTTTGGTTCGTCCCCCAATTGCTGCAGAAGGAACTACATTCTACGAAACAGCAAATGCAAAAATATACATGTATTTGTCTGGTTCTTGGAAAACATTATCAAGTTTAATTACTTCAAGTTCCCCATCAGGATTAGAAGTATTAGTTTCATTGCCATCAGTAGGCGATGCTGGTAATTATTCTGGCAGAACAGTTATTGTAGGTTCTATTGCTTATATTTTTATAAGTGGTGCTTGGCAAACATTAAGCACATACGTAGGGTCAAATGCTGCAGTAGGCGGAGGAATTTCGTCAGGTATATTATTACCACCTACTGCAAATGTCGGCGAATTGTTTAGATTAACAATTGCATCGGGCGTATCTTTACCCGACTTATACATATACGATGGAGGTAATTGGCAAACTTTACCTCAATATACTGCAAATACGGGAACTGCAAGTATAAAAACACTTACAGGATTGCCTTTAGATGTTAGATATTATAATGCTGGCGATTTAATTATAGTAGGTGGGAAAACTTATATTTTAAATACTGCAAAAACAAGTTGGGATTTATTCACACCCGGCGCAAATACTACAGTAACAAATATAGTATTAAATGCAGGGCAAGTAGGTACAACCCAATTAGCAAACGCATCAATTACAAATATTAAATTAATAGCAAACAGTATTACATCTGATAAATTAGTAAACAATACTATTACAACTAGAGAATTATCTGATGGATCAGTAACAGATGCTAAGTTAGCAGCAAATAGTATTACTTCAGCAAAAATACAATCCGGAATAATAACCGGAAGAGAAATTGCAGGCAATTCTATTCCAGGTAATAGAATACAACTAGGAAGTATTACTTCAGATTTATTAGCTCCAGGGGCAATTGCAATTAGCAGAATAAATGCTAATACATTATCTGAACTATCTCAAAATGCAGGTACATTGACTTCGGGGGTATTAAAATCTTCTGACGGCAAAATGATGATAGATTTAAATAATAAGTTTATAAGAATTGAACTATAAAAATGGCGACTAATGTTTTTTACGCAGGAAATCTATATAAAACATCCGGAGAGCCTGTAGTATCTATATTCAATAATCCATATACAACAGAAGATGATTCCCCGTTGTTTGAAAGACATCGCTATATAGATAGAATTTATTTTGATTCTAGATTTGATTATTTGAATATCAATTATCAAATAGATGTCACTGTTCCTTTTCCTGCGGTATCCGCCGGAGGATCTGGAGAAACAATAACTACTATAGCTTATCACGATTTTGGATATCCTCCTGTTGCTATATTATTAGATACTGATACTCGAGAAGTTGTAACTAATGGTAGTTATATTCATATAGTAAATTTTTCATCATATCGTACTATATCTTTTTTAATGGATTCTACAAAATTTTATGTGAAACAACAATATTCTAATACATTAGATAATTTGCCTGCTATAACAAGAAGATATTCAATAATAGCCTTTAGCACTACTGCGCAAACTCCTTCTTAATATGGCAAACGTATATCTATTAAATTTATCCGATAATCAAGTAACACTAGGTAATGTTTTTGATTCTTCAAAAAGTTATATAGTAAAAGATACATTAGATTATCAATCTAGAACATTTGCTTTTACTAAAGTATTATCCTCTCCATCTTTAAGAGTATACAGAGAACCTATACGAGGGATATTATTAAATGCGTATGCCGACAGAGAAATGCGAGAACAGGTTCCTTCCGATGGTCCAGTATCAGGGCCATTTATAGAAAATTATTCATACACTGGAGAATTAAGAACTGATACATTTGTTAATTTATTATTAATAGATAAACCTCCTGTAAGAACAGGATTTTTTAAGTTTAGTATCGGAACAGTTTCTTTTACTGGTATAGTAAGACAAAGGATTCCGTATGTACATTATGATTGGGAAAGAAATGGTTCTAAATACGAGTATATTAGAAAATCAGATGATTTGGGATATGCCATAGAGATAAGTAAAAATTTATTATATACTGCTGTAACTAATACCAATGGTACTACTTATACTCCTACAAATTTGAATTTCTTTTTAAAAAATCTAAACGGCGGAGAAGAAATAACATCTTTTGCCACTACAGATAATCCGAATTCATATTTACAAAGTATACCTGGAGCAAATGCGAAAATATCTGGAGCATTGCCTGAAAGTATATTTTATATCTCTCCTGAATATGCATTAAGATATATTGCAAGTTATCCAGATTTAATTGCATCTTATGGAACAAATTATGCACTAGGGCAATCTCATTATGCAAGGTATGGTGCGGTTGAGGGTAGAATTATTTCTTTTGATCCTATAGTGTATTTAAATAAGTATCAAGATTTAAGACAAACATATGGATATGATACATATAGAGCAACTATACATTATATAACAATTGGGTATTATGAGGGCAGAACATTAGATTTGTCTAGTGGATTCAACCCTCTAACTGGAGGATTATATGATGAAAGAAATTATTCTATATCATTAACAAATAAGAATATAATTTGGCCTGTAGGTAAAACATCTACGGCTAAAGGAAAACAATTTACATACAAATATGGAACAACTTCCTATTATGTAGGAGCAGCTTTAGATTTTGAAAGTAATGTCATATATTTGAAAGTACAATAATGGGAATATCTTTAAACACATCTAATGCATTTACTATTACCGATAGTTTAGGTAATACTAAATTTTCTTTAGATTATAGAATGCCTCATATTATTCATAATATATCAAGCACCTATATTGAGATTCCTAAAATGTTTAAGCCCGGAGTAAATTCTGATACTCAAAATATAGACAGAGTAGATGAGATTGCGGTGCTGGCAAATACGCATATAACAAGTAATCTTCAAGATAGTATGATATTACCGTTTTTTAAAATTAGCGGAGGATATGCAGATACTAATTCTAAAATTGTTAGCGGAACAGGATCTGTAGTTTTAAGAAGAATTGTACAAGCAACATCCAGAGAACTCTTAGGAACATCCATTCTGAATATTGTTCAAGAAAATGACCAATTAAAATTAGTATGTAATCAGCAATTAGATAGATCAGGATTTGCTAATTATAATGGAGATGATGAAATTTATATTTCATACAGAATATACTACGGAAGATTTAGATAAAATGGCAACAATAAAAAATTTAATTATTGACCAAGGCACTACTTTTGTAGCAAATACTACCTTTGTTTCTGATAGTGGTACTATTTTAGATTTAGCAGGTTATACAGTAACAGGTCAATTACAAAGAACATATCAATCTGCAAATGTTACTGCAAGTTTTAATACTACAATAACTAATAATACTACGGGATCAATACAAATACAACTAGCATCAAATGTAACTGCTAATATATCTGCAGGTAGATATGTATATGGAATATTTGGAAAAAATGGAGATTTTACTATAAAGATAAATGAAGGTATTGTTACTGTAAATCCAAGTACACTAGCAACCGGTCGGCGCTAAGGAATAAATATACAAAAGGATAACAAATGGCACTAATAACAACTAGAGAACAATTAAAAGATTATTGCCTAAGACGATTAGGTGCGCCTGTTATTGAAATAAATTTAGATGACGATCAAATTGAAGATCGTTTAGATGATGCTTTTCAATTCTATAGAGAATATCATTATGATGCTGTAGAAATGGTTTATCTAAAACATGAAATTACTTCAACTGATATAGCAAATCAATATATTCCAGTGCCCGATAGTGTAGTCGGGGTAAGTAGAATGCTTCCTTTTACTAATAGATCAGATGGAACAAATATATTCAGTATCAGATATCAATTATTAATTAATGATTTATATAGTTTAATGTCTACAAATTTGATTTATTATGCTCAGGTTAAAACAGAGTTAGAATTAATAAACCAATTACTTACAGGAATTAAACCTGTAAGATTTAATAGACATATGAATAGACTTTATATGGATATGGATTGGACAGGCGATGTGGATGTAGGTACATTCATTATTGTAGAATGTTACAGAATATTAGATCCAGAAACATATCGAGATGTTTATAATGATATGTTCCTTAAAAAATACGCAACAGCATTGCTAAAACGTCAATGGGGTGAGAATCTTAAGAAGTTTTCAGGTATGCAATTACCTGGCGGAGTAACAATTAATGCGGATGTAATCTATCAAGATGCATTAGCTGAGATAGATAAGATTGAATCTGAAATGCAATCTAGATTCGAGTTACCTGTAGATATGTTCACGGGATAAAATTAAGTATTTAATTAACCGGGACACATAGAAGATGATAACACCGAGTCAATAGGAAGTCAATACAATTATGGCTACTGTTAATCCATATTTTCAATCTGGTAGATCAATAGGAAGAGCTTCTGAACAAAATCTGTACGAAGATCTGATAATTGAATCCATGAAGATTTATGGGTTCGAAGTATATTATTTACCTCGATCAGTTTCGAATCCCGATTTAATCTTAACAGAAGATCCTACAAACAAATATGAACACGCATTTCCAATTGAAATGTATCTTCAAGAAGTGGATGGGTTTGCTGGCGATGATGAATTAATTTCTAAGTTTGGTTTGGAGATTAGAAACTCTGCAAACTTTGTAGTATCAAGACGCAGATGGTCAGATGTTGTAGGATCAACTAACACTTCTGTTTTGAGTACTAGACCTACAGAGGGAGATATAATTTACTTTCCCCAAACGCAATCTTTATTTGAGATAAGAAAAGTCGATAGTCAAATTCCATTTTTTCAAGCAGGCAAATTATATACATATAAAATGAATTGCGAATTGATACAATTCTCAAATGAAATTTTTGATACAGGTGTTGCGGAAATAGATAACATAGCTGCATCTTTTGGAAGAACAATAGAAAATTTCGACATATTATTAGAATCAGGAGACTCCTTGTTATTAGAAACAACTTCTTTAACTCCATTAGTTAATGAAAGCTATACTGTAAATAATGATATTGCAGCTGCGGATAATGAAACTTTTACTGCGGAAGCAGACAATGTATTGGATTTTTCTGAAAGAAATCCTTTCGGAGAGGCATATAGATAATGTTAGATCAAAAATTTTACTGGGGAACTATACGAAAAGCAGTTGTTGCTTTTGGTAATATGTTTAATAATATTACTATAGATCGCAAAGATGCGAATGGTAGTATTATTCAAACAATCAAAGTACCATTATCGTATTCTCCGAAACAAAAATTCTTAACAAAGATAAGACAACACCCTAATGTGGATAATCAGAATTTACAAGTTATTGTTCCTCGTATGGGGTTTGAAATGGTATCTTTAGATTATGATCCTAACAGAAAAATTGCACCTATACAACAATCAAGAACAATTAATAGTAGTACATCGGCAAGCGCTCAGTATGCTCCGACACCGTATAATATTAATATGCTACTTTATATTTACGTGAAGAATCAAGATGACGGTTTACAAATTGTAGAACAAATATTACCATACTTTAATCCTGATTATAATCTTACACTTAAAGCTATTCCAGAATTAGATATTAAAAATGACCTTCCTATTCTTTTAAACTCCATTGGGTTTGAGGATGACTATGAAGGGGACATGACTACAAGAAGATCTATTATTTGGACAATGAATTTTATAATGAAACTTAATTTTTATGGTCCTGTTAATAAACAAGGCATAATTAAAAAGGTTATATCTACTACGTATAATGATGAAAATTTAAATGTAATACTACAAAAAATATCTGCCACCTCAAGTGCAAATGCTACACCTACAAGCGATTATACTTACATAGATACTTTTGAAGATTTTTAATTATGAAAAATTTAGAAAATTTGAATAATCTTTTTAATATTGATCCTATGGAGGAAACTTCAACAGCCATTCAACCTTTGCCTGAAAATTTAAATGGTAATAAGGAAATGGATCAAGAAGAGGATTATCAATTAGCTCGTCAAACGATGCGTAAGTTATTACTTAAGGGCGAAGATACTTTAGATACATTAATTGAATTATCTAAAAGTTCTGAGCATCCAAGAACATATGAAGTTGCTGGGCAATTCATGAAAACTTTATCTGATGTATCTAAAGATTTAATGGGTCTGCAAAAACAAGTTAAAGATTTAAAAGCAGATGATCCTGTAAAAATAGGAACACAAAATAATAATGTTGTGTTTGCTGGCTCTACGAATGAGCTAATGAAAATGCTAGGCAAAAAAGATGACAACATCATCGACCAGTAAAAAATTATCTTATAATGGTAATCCCAATCTAAAACAGATTGGTACGGTTATCTCTTATTCTGCAGAACAAGTTAAAGAAATAATTCGTTGTTCTCAGGATCCTATATACTTTATAGAACAATATTGCCAAATTGTTTCTTTGGATAAGGGCCTAATACCATTTAAATTATACGATTGTCAAAAGAAAAAAGTATTAACCATATTGAATAATCGTAAGGTTATTCTAATGGAAGGCAGACAGCAGGGAAAGACCATTACTTCTGCTGCTTGTATACTTTGGTACACTTTATTTCAATCAAATAAAACTGTTGCTATTCTTGCTAACAAATCCTCCGCTGCTAGAGAAGTTCTTTACAGATATGAGATGATGTATGAAATGCTTCCGATCTGGATGCAGCAAGGTGTAAAAACATTCAACAAGGGCGATATAGAATTAGAAAACGGATCTAGAGTATTTACTGCAGCAACAAGTTCTTCGGGTATTCGAGGTAAATCTGTAAATTGGCTGTACATTGACGAAGCGGCAATTATTCCAAATAATGTTGCTGAAGATTTCTTTACATCTGTTTATCCAGTTGTTTCTGCAGGTGAAACTACAAAGATTCTTTTAACTTCTACTCCACTTGGATATAATCATTTCTGGAAATTCTGGAATGAAGCAGAACAGGGATTAAACGGATTTGTTCCTATGTTTATTCCTTACAGTGAGATTCCTGGTAGAACTGAAAAATGGGCGGAAGAACAAAGAGCATTATTGGGCGAGCTTAAGTTCAACCAAGAGGTTTTATGCAGATTCTTGGGATCATCTAATACACTTATCAATCCTGATACTATTGGAAGAATGTCAGTCAAACCATATGTTTACAGTAAAGATGGTTTAGATGTGTTTGACGAACCGGAAGAAGAAAAAGTTTATATGTTGGTAGCGGATACCTCGCGTGGAGTTGGTGGGGATTACTCCGCATTTGCAGTCATGGATATTACCGCGTATCCCTTTAAAGTTGTTGCGAAGTATAGAAACAATAAAATAAGCCCCCTTCTTTTTCCGAATATAATATATAAAGTAGCCAAGGATTATAACAAAGCTTATTGTTTAGTTGAGATTAATGATAACGGGCAACAAGTAGCGGATACTTTGTATATGGATTTGGAATATGAGAATGTGTTCTTTGTCGGAAGTAATAGTAAATCAGGGCAATTTTTATCTGGCGGATTCTCCCAGGGAGCGACTCTTGGGGTTAGAACCACTAAACAAGTAAAACGATTAGGGTGTACCTCATTTAAGAGTTTGGTTGAAGGTACGAAATTATTAATACACGACCCAGATATTATTAACGAAATATCCACATTCATTGAAGTCCGCGGAAGTCATAAAGCAGATGAGGGATATCAGGACGATTTAGTTATGTGTTTGGTCTTATTCTCATGGGCCACTAACGAATCATTCTTTAAGGATTTAACAGACTCAAATCTCAGAAAAGCTCTATACGAAGAACAGTTCAAACAGATTGAAGAAAATCTTACTCCGTTTGGTATTATAGATACGGGAATTCCCGAACACGAAGCTCCGCAGATTATGTCGGATGCTATTTGGTTTAATGTTGGTTCAAAATCTCAAGATGAAATACAAGAATTACAAAGAAAATTCCTTGAAAATGTCTAAAAGACTATAATTATAAATAAATAGAAATCAAATTATAGACGCATCTATAAAATTATCAAGGAGAAGAAGATGGCATTTCAGCTTTCACCTGGCGTTGTAGTAACCGAAGAAGATAGAACAACCTTTGTTCCTTCCGTTGCAACCACTGCAGGAGCGTTTACAGGCGCTTTCCAATGGGGCCCTGTGGAAGAAGTTACGACCGTAGATTCGGAAAGTTCTTTAGTAAGTACTTTTGGTAGACCAAACGACACAACTGCGGGATATTTCTTTACCGCAGCAAATTTCTTGTCATATGGAAACAATCTTAAAGTTGTTCGTGTTGTAGATAAATCAACATCAAGAAACGCAGTTTCTACCCCCACAGGAATAATCACAGGAATTACCTTAGCTACAGATGTGGGTGGTCCAACTAATGTAACAACTACCACATTCTTAACAGCATCAAATATTAATGTTATTATTGAAAATCCAATTGCTGGCGGAACACAGGCTACTGCAAATGTTGTTTTAGAAACAACAGGGAATGTTGCAAAATTACTTATCAATAATGCAGGACAAGGATATAATACTGCGCCAAGCTTATCGTTTGAAGCAGCGGCAGGTGGTACTGGAACTACCGCAACTGTTGCACTAGGGTCAGGGGCTCTTGCAAATATTTACGTTATAGATGGCGGTAATAATTATACATCCACATCTAATGTGGTAATTCAAAATCAAGCAGCAACCGGTGCAAGAGCAAATCTAGTTGTTAGATATAAATTGATACAAGTAGGTGTGGCAAACGGCGGGACAAATTATGGGCCACAAGCAAATATACAATTTAGCGGAAATATTGCAGAAAATGGGACACATGCTACAGCATCGTTAGTTCTAAGCGGAGGAAATACAATAACAGGTATTGTAATTACTAGTATGGGTTCAGGATATATATCTACTCCCAATGTAATTATTAATAGAAGAGATGGAAATACTGGTTCTGACGCTTCTGTTGTAGCAAATATAGGACATGGTTATGTTGATAGCGTAGTAATTGATAATACTGGTCCCGGCGGATATAGTTATCAGCCAATTCTTACAGTTAACAGAAATAATAGTTTAGGTGGCGCAAATGCTGCGTTACAATCTCGTATCAATAGCGGCATTGCAAGTGTAACTTTAGTAGATACAGGTTCTGGGTATATTAGAAATCCTAATGTAACTGTTACACCTGCCACATCTGACATTGGATTTATTACTACAAATGCAGATATATTAGCAGTAGTAGAATATTTAATTGACAGTGTAAATCTAATTAATCCTGGTACAGGATATGGTTCTGCTCCTACAGTTACAGTTAGTACAGTTGCAGGATTTAGTACTCCTGCAAATGCAACAGTTACATCAAATCCTACACTAATTACAAATCGAGATTTTTATCAGGCAACTTATGAAAATGGATCTGCAACAGTTGGAGAATTTGCTGCTAAGTATCCCGGAGAATTAGGAAACTCTATTAGAGTTTCAATGGCGGATTCTAATACATTTAGCACATGGCAATATGCTGCTAATTTTGATTCTGCTCCAGGAACATCTGCATACGTTTCTGGTAAGAGTGGATCGTTGGACGAGATGCACGTTATTGTTGTGGATTCAAATGGAACTTGGTCAGGTACATCTGGTTATGTACTTGAAAAATTCTCATTCTTATCTAAAGCATCTGATGCTAAAAATTCCGATGGATCAACCAATTATTACAGAGACGTAATTAATAATCAATCTAATTATGTTTGGTGGATGGATCATCCTTCACAAGGTACAAACTGGGGAACATCTGGTTCAAATAAAACATTTGCAGTATTAAGTTCTGCAGTTACAAATACTTTATCCGGCGGGGTTTCTTCAGATAGTGTTTCTTCAGGAAATGTATCAATTGGATATAATCTTTTCTCTAATGACGAATTGTATGATGTTAGCTTAATCCCAATGGGACCAACTACAGATGTATCAGTAGTTAATAGCGTTATTGGCATTGCGTCAACCAGACGAGATGCTGTAGTATTTGTATCACCTCCATACACTTCAGTTGTTAATTCTACAACTCCTGCAGATAATATTGTTTCTTACAGAAATACTTTAACAGATTCTTCTTATGCTGTTTTAGATTCTGGTTGGAAATATCAGTACGATCGTTATAACGACAAATATCGTTATGTTCCATTGAACGGGGATATTGCAGGTCTTGCAGCAAGAACAGATTACATTGCAGATCCTTGGTTCTCTCCTGCGGGATATAATAGAGGTGTTATTAAGAATGTAGTTAAATTGGCATATTCTCCATCCAAGACAGATAGAGATACATTGTACAAGAAGGGTGTAAATCCTGTAGTAACATTCCCAGGACAAGGAACATTGCTGTTTGGTGATAAAACTCTACAATCAAGACCAAGCGCATTTGATCGTATTAACGTACGTAGATTGTTTATTGTTCTTGAAAAAGCAATTTCTACAGCATCTAAATTCCAGTTATTTGAATTTAATGATCCATTTACTCGCGGACAATTTAGAAACCTTGTAGAACCATTCTTAAGAGATGTACAAGGTCGCAGAGGTATTACAGACTTTAAAGTTGTTTGCGACGAAACAAACAACCCAGCTTCTGTAATTGATGGAAATCAATTTGTTGCAGATATTTACATCAAGCCTGCAAGATCGATTAACTTTATCCAGTTGAACTTTATAGCTACAAGAACTGGCGTATCTTTCGAAGAAGTAGGCGCATAACAGGAGAATAATAAAAATGGCAATACCATTTAATGTAGAACGATTTAAAGCAGAACTTACAAACGGCGGCGCAAGACCGAATCAGTTTGCAGTTCAAATGACCTTCCCTAACTATGTTTCGGGAAGAACTGCTGCTCTTGCAAAGGCGCCCTTTTTAGTTAGTGTTGCGGAATTACCAGGACAAACCATCGGGGTTGCTCCAGTTTATTATCGCGGACGATTAGTTAAAATGGCAGGCGACAGAGAGTTTGCTCCATTTAACTGTACAGTTCTAAACGACTCAGGATTTACTATTAGAACAGCCATTGAACAATGGATGAACGGAATAGAAGATCTTGCTAACAAGACAGGTGCTTTACAACCAGCCACATATCAAACAGATATGTTTGTTTCCCAATTGGATCGTAATGGCGCAGTTCTAAAACAATATAAATTATTAGGAGCCTTCCCTGTAGACTTGGGAGCAGTTGCGTTAGATTTTGGATCCAACGATCAGTTGTCGACATTTGGTGTATCATTCCAGTATCAATCTTTTGAATTCTCTAATAATCCAGCACAACAATTGGTCGACGCATTAACATCATTAGGTTAATTTTAAAAAGTGAATTAAATTATGGCAATTAAACTATTTGGCTTTACTATTGGTAGAGAGGATGAAGAACCTCCTATAGACAGAAAACTACAGGGGTTTGCCACGCCTGTTGCTGACGATGGAGCATCCACTGTACAAGCGGGTGGATATTTTGGAACGTATGTTGATTTAGATGCAACCGCAAAATCTGAATATGATCTTATTACCAGATATCGCGAATGTGCAATGTATTCAGATACATCTGCAGCAATAGATGAAATATTAACTGAAGCAATTGCTGCTATAGACGATGAGGCTGTAGTACAAATTAATTTAGATAGATTAGATATTCCTGACGATATTAAAGATACTATCCTTGATGAATTTACTGCATTGATGAAAATGATTGAATTTGATACCAAAGGATTTGATTATTTTAAAAGATGGTACATAGATGGTAGATTATACTTTCAAAAGATCGTAGATACTAAAAATCCTAAACGTGGTATTTTAGAGACGATAGTGTTAGATCCAAGGAAAATAAAGAAGATACGTGAAGTTAAGAAAGAAAAAGATAAAGATAGTGGCGTAGAGATTATTAAGTCTGTTGAAGAGTATTTCTTATACAATGAAAAAGGTATCACTTATAATCCAGGATTTACTACACATGCTGCGAATCAGGGCATAAGAATTTCTTTAGATGCTATTACATTTGTACCTTCGGGTATAATGGATTTGGATAAGAATGTAGTTTTAGGTCAATTGCATAAAGCAATTAAACCTGTGAATCAATTAAAGATGATGGAAGATTCTTTAGTTATTTACAGATTGGCAAGAGCACCTGAGAGAAGAATATTTTATATAGATGTGGGCAATTTACCAAAATTGAAAGCAGAGCAATATTTAAAAGATATTATGGCTCGCTATAGAAATAAGATTGTTTATGATTCCAGTACTGGAGAAGTTAGAGACGATCGTAAATTTATGTCTATGTTGGAAGATTTTTGGTTGCCTAGAAGAGAAGGCGGCAGAGGTACAGAAATTACTACATTGCCTGGCGGCGAAAACTTAGGTCAGATTGACGATATTAATTATTTTCAAACTAAATTATATCAGGCATTAAATGTTCCGTTATCAAGAATGCAACCCCAAACAGGTATATCGTTTGGCAGAGCAACAGAGATTACTAGAGATGAATTAAAATTTGCTAAATTTGTCGGCAGACTCAGAGTAAAATTTAATGAGCTATTCAATGATTTGTTAAAAACTCAGTTGTTGTTAAAGGGTGTTTTAACAGAAAAAGATTGGAACTCAATAAAGAATGAAATAGATTATCGATATGCTCAGGATCAGTATTTTGAAGAAATGAAAAATGCTGAGAATTTGAGAAACAGAATTGATCTGTTGAATCAAATTCAACCTTTTGTTGGCGCATATTATAGCCAAGCATATGTTATGAAAAATATTTTGAGAATGTCGGATAAAGAAATGAAGGAGATGAAAGCTCAAATAGAGACAGAACCTCCACCGCCACCGATAGGAATGCCTGGCATGCCGCCTGGTCAATTGCCTCCTGGGCAGGAACCTCAGCAATAAATAAATAATGATTATAGGAGAAGTTATGGAATCAACAGTTATACAATCTATGGTAGATAGCATCATTAATAATCAACAGTCGGATGCTGTTGAAAGATTTAATGAGATTATTGCAAGTAAAGTGTCGGATGCGTTAGAAGCAAAGAAACAGGAAGTTGCAACTTCTATAGGAACAGAAAAAGAACATGAAGAAGTTTAACGAGCTTAGAGAACAGTATTTAGAAGAAAAGCTAAAGGCATCTGATCCTGCCGGAACGTACATTCACGACTTTGTACATTCTGACAATCCAAGATTTGCAGGCAAATCTAAAGCTAAACGTATTCAAATGGCGTTGGCTGCTTCTTATGCTGCTAAGGGAAAATCTCGTAATGAAGAAGTTGAACAACAAGATGAAGGAATTCTAGGAGCAATTGGAAAAGCAGTAGGCGGGGCAGTAAAAACTGTAGCTTCTGCGGGCAGATCTTTAGCATCGGATGTTGCTAAACCTATAGTACAAAATACTGTTCCTAAATCAATACAAACTACCGGTAGTTCTAGCACTACTAATTCTAATACTAATACGTCAACAAAACCTGCAAAACCTGTTAAGTTGAAAACTGAAGAAACAGAACAGATTGATGAATTGAAAAAATCAACTCTTGGATCATACGTCAAGAAAGCAACATCCGGAATGTCCGGTATTGCAATTAACGCACATCAAGCTGGAGGTGCAGCGCCAGGATCTAAAGAAAGAAAGACTTTCTTAACTAAGGCCAATAAACGTATTGCTGGTGTTGATAAAGCAATCAACCGTTTAAGCAAATAAGAGGAAGACATGGCAACAATAAGAACAATACTTAAAAAAGTTAGACAACAAGCAGTTGTAAAAATAGTTGGTGATGGTCAAGCAAATATTACAAGTGCAGATCTTGCTATTGCCGATGAAACTATAGATCAACCAAATGTCCAAATGAATATTACTGGTGTAATGTGGTCTACTCCTGGCTCTATTCCTATTGTTGTTTCTCGCGGCGGTACAGCAATACTATATCTTAATGGAAATGATAACTGGTCTATGACTCAAACAATGGGATTCTCAGATACAGCTAATAATAACGCTAATATATTTGTTGCAATGCCGGCGAATTCTTTAGTATATTTTACTATTTCAAAGCCTGCTGGTTTTATTGAGCCAGACCAACAAACTAAGAAGTAAGGAATTTTAATGAGATTAATTAAAGAAGTTGCACAAGATTTAAAATACCTTGTAGAAGAGAAACAAGGTGGTGGTAAGAACATTTTTATCGAAGGTATTTTTGCACAAGCAGAAAAACCAAATAGAAATAACCGTTCTTACGGTAAAGGTATAATGGAACGCGAAGTAACTAAGTACCAATCACTTATCGGCGAAAAACGTTCATTGGGAGAATTAGGACATCCTGAAAATCCTTCGATTAATTTACATCAAGTTTCCCATCTAATTACCGGCCTAAAAATGGAAGGTAATGATGTATACGGCAAAGCTAAAATCTTAGATACGCCAATGGGAATTATTGCTAAAAACTTAATAGAAAATGAAGTTCGTTTAGGCGTATCAACTAGAGGTCTAGGATCGTTAAAAATGAACTCAAACGGAATCAACGAAGTGCAAGATGACTTTCATCTAGCAACCGTAGATATTGTTGCTGATCCTTCTGCGCCGGATGCCTTTGTGCAAGGTATTATGGAAAATGTAGAATGGATTTGTGAGAATGGTATTTGGAAAGCAACACAAATTGAGGCTGCACAAAAAACAATTAAGAAGGCTTCTGCCAAGGAATTGGACGAAGTTAAATTAAAAATATTTGAACAATTCGTAAATCAATTGTCTAGGTAACTAGAATTATAAATATTGATTGAGTATATTCATACATTTAGGAGACACTAATGTCAGTAGAAAGTAAAGTTAAGGAATTGCTAGAACGCGTAACAGCTAAAGCTTCTTCTTTAAATGAAGAAGCTGGGCCTATGGTACCGACAAAGCCAAAAGATTCCACAATCAAACCTGCCAATGCTGGCGATAGTGGCAATCCCAAGCAAGGCGACTCTCAAGAAGCAAGTCACGAAGACCGTGATGAAAAAGATGCTAACCAAGGATCTATTACTGCAAAAGGTATTTCTAAAAATACTATTGCAATGAAGGGCCCTGTAGGCGATGCACCTAATTTCACCACTGTACAGAGTTTGTCTTCTATCCCTCAGAACACCGGTAATCATATGCAACACGGTGAAGAAACAGAATCAGATGAAAATCTAGAAGTTGTTTCGGAAGAGGAAGAAACCGAAGAAGAAACAATTGAAGCTCAAGAAACAGTTGTTGAGCCAATTGATTTATCTCCAATTTTCGGTGAAGGCCTATCAGAAGAATTCAGAGAAAAAGCTACAGCCATTTTTGAAGCAGCAGTTATTGCTCGCGTAAATAACGAAATGGAAAAAGTAGCAGCTTCCTTAGAAGAAAAATATGCAGAAGAATTTGATGTATATAAGGAAGGCGTAGTAGAAAAAATCGATTCATATCTTAACTATGTAGTTGAGAATTGGATGGAAGAAAATAAATTAGCGATAGAAAATGGTCTTCGTACAGAAATCGCAGAAGATTTTATGTCGGGACTTAAGGCTCTCTTCAAAGAACATTACATTGAAGTGCCTGAAGAAAAATATGATGTAATAGGTGATTTACAAGGTAAAGTAACAGAGTTGGAAGAAAATCTAAATAGTCAGTTGGCAAATAATATTGGTTTGAATACTGAAGTAACAGATCTTAAAAAGAAACTTATCATTAAAGAAATGACTAAAGATCTAGCAGATACTGAAGTAAACAAATTAACAAAACTTCTAGAAGGTGTAGAGTTCGATAATTCCGATATCTACAAGGAAAAAGTTTCCGTTATCAAGGAAAATTATTTCCCTCGCGAATCAGTTGTTAAAGAAACAGCTAAGCAAGCTCTAATAGAAGAAACTGGCACACAACCTGAATATTCAGGCAACGATGTTGTTTCATCTTATGCACAGGCCTTATCAAGAACAATCAAAAGACAATAACTTATAAATAAGTAATAAGTTATCCAAATTTAAACAAGGAGACATTAAATGTTTTTATCAGAAAATGCACAACAAAAATGGGCAGCAATTTTAGATCATCCCGATCTAGCTCCTATTAAAGATTCATATAAGCGTCAAGTAACAGCAGTGTTGCTTGAAAATCAGGAAAGATCTTTGAGAGAAGAGCGTCAAGCACTTTTCGAAACACCTGCAAACAACATTCAAGCCACAAGCGGTATTGACAAGTACGATCCAATCATGATTGGTCTAGTACGTCGTGCAATGCCTAACCTAATGGCATATGACATTTGCGGTGTACAACCTATGACTGGCCCAACAGGCTTGATCTTCGCAATGAGATCAATGTATGGTTCAGAGCGTAATAACACCTCAACTCGTAAAGAAGCATTGTACAATGAAGCAAATACTTCATTCTCAAGCTCAATGCAAGATGCTACAGGTAACAACCCAGTATTTGGAACATACAACACTGGTAATGCTACAATGACAGCTTCAATGGAAGCTCAAGAGAATTTTGGTGAAATGTCATTCTCAATTGACAAGACAACAGTTACTGCTAAGAGCAGAGCATTGAAGGCAGAATACACTGTTGAATTGGCACAAGACTTGAAAGCAATTCACGGTCTTGACGCAGAGGCAGAATTATCAAATATTCTATCTCAAGAATTCATGTTTGAGATCAATCGCGAAGTTGTTCGTACAATCTACAAAGTTGCTAAGAATGGTTCACCTTCAACCGCAACCGCTGGTACATTCGACTTAGACGTTGACTCCAATGGTCGTTGGTCTGTAGAACGCTTCAAAGGTCTATTGTTCAATATTGAACGTGATGCTAACCACATTGCACAAGACACAAGAAGAGGAAAAGGTAACTTCATCGTTTGCTCTGCAGACGTTGCAAGTGCATTAGCTATGTCTGGTGTTCTAGACTATACCCCAGCTCTTTCTACAAACTTGAATGTAGACGATACAGGCAATACATTCGCAGGCGTTCTAAATGGTCGCTTCCGTGTTTATATTGATCCATATTCTGCAAACCTAGGAGCTGCTAATCAGTTCTACATGGTTGGTTATAAGGGTTCTTCTCCTTATGACGCAGGTATGTTCTATTGCCCATATGTACCTCTACAAATGGTTCGTGCAATTGATCCTAACAGCTTCCAGCCAAAGATTGGCTTCAAGACACGTTATGGTTTGATTGCTAACCCATACGTTACATCTAGCGACTCTTTATCAGACGCAGATGCTGACAGATTTACCGCAGGACGTAACCAGTACTATCGTAAGACTAAGGTTATCAACCTAATGTAATCAACCGACATTAAGATCGGACTTTAAGGGGGAAGCAATTCCCCCTTTTTTGTCTTTGCACAGGCTATAAATATAATGTAGAGTAAAAGGTTTAAAATGGCATTCACACAAAATATTAATTTAATACAAGAAAGTTCTGTTAGTTCGTTATCCAAAACATACGATTTCTTACGACCAAACGCTTTCAAATTTAGTATTAAAGATTTGCCCACTACATCGTTTACTTGTCAATCTGCAAATCTCCCTGATTTACAATTAGGGTTTGCAATACAACCTACCCCGTTTGTTGATGTTCCTACAATAGGAGATAAAATAAATTTCGGGGATTTTACTATTAGATTTTTGATAGCAGAAGATATGTCCAATTACATTGAATTATATCGTTGGCTTATTGCTCTTGGGTTCCCAGACAATTATAATCAATTCTCAACCTTTGCGAAAAACAGACCAAGCAGTTTTCCTTTTGTAACAAAAACAAATGGAAAGTCTGATATTTTGGCTTACTCGGATGGATTATTGACTATTTTAGACTCGACAAATAACCCTAAAGTAAATATAATATTTAAAAATCTTTTCCCTATATCATTACAGGCCCTTGATTTTGACATTGCGTCACAAAGCGTAGAATATTTTACAGCGATAGCATCGTTCAAATATACTATTTTCGAAGTAGAACCCTTATAATATAACTTGGAGTTATTATGGATAAAAATAAAAAAGTAATTAAACCTATGGCCCTACCTAAAATTCCTTCTTTGCCGAAGGTACCTGGTACGCCAACCGCAGAAACTCCTGCGGCACCTGGTCAACAAAAATTAGAAGTTAAACTTGAGGATTTGCGAAAAGAAAAAATCTTTATTGCAACTCCTTGCTATGGCGGACAATTGACTGAGGCATATTTTAGATCAACAATTCGTTTGTTAACATTCTGCAATCAACATCAAATTCCAATTGCATTTGGTACAATTGCAAATGAGTCTCTTGTTACTCGTGCTCGTAACGTATTGGTTGCTTATTTCCTACAAAGCGACTTTACCCGTTTAATGTTTATTGATGCGGACATTGAATTCCAAGTTGAAGATGTAATTAAATTAATTGCACATAATAAGGAAGTTGCAGTAGGTGCATATCCTAAGAAGGGTGTTAATTGGCAACGTATTCGTGAAAGTGTTAAACAAACAGATCAGCCTTTTGACGACAAAGCAATTGCATCATTCGGTAGCGATTATGCCATTAACTTTAAATTCATAAATCGTGAAGCAAAACAAATTGCAATCGAGAATGGTCTAATTCGTTTGCATGACGGCGCAACAGGCTTCATGATGATTAAGCGTGAAGTAATTCAGAAGATGATTGAGAAGTATCCTGAATTGAAATATAACAATGATTTGAATACTCCTCCAGAGTTGAATCCTCATTTCTACGCATTCTTTGATACAATGATTGATCCGAAGGATAAGCGTTATTTGTCTGAAGATTATACCTTTAGTCGCAGATGGCAAGACATCGGTGGCGAAATTTGGCTTGATCCTTCAATCTCATTGAATCACTATGGTTCGTTTAATTTCCAAGGTAATCCTCAGCAAATTATTCAAATAGGTTAATTTAAATAATATATTATGAAATTATCAGATCTACAAGATTCCTGGAAGGATGATTGTAAAATTGATGAAATGAATCTTGGACGTGAATCGGCTAGAACTCCTACCCTTCACGCCAAGTATTTAAATTATCTATCGTCCACTCGTCTTAATCTTCGTAAAACCGAATCCGATTATTTAAATTGCCGTCGTAAGAAATATAAGTATTATCGCGGCGAAATGACTAAGCAAGAATTGGACGATGAAGGTTGGGAACAATGGCAAGGAAATAAACCCCTAAAGAACGAGATGGATGAATTTCTAACTGTAGATAATGATCTTATTTTACTACAGGATAAGGTAGAATATTTTAAAACAGTATTGTATCAATTAGAACAAATCATCCGTTCTTTGAATAGTCGTACTTGGGATATTAAAAATGCTATTGAATGGAATAAGTTTACTAACGGCATGATGTAATGGCTGATCTTTACGTATCTAAATTAAATGAAGTACATCTTAGAGTAGATTGTGAACCTTCATTAGCACAAGAATTAAACGACCATTTTTCGTTTGAAGTTCCTGGTGCTAAGTTCCATCCTCTCTATAAGTCTCGTATGTGGGATGGAAAAGTTAGACTATTTTCAATGTTCACAAAAGAGTTGTATGTTGGACTTTTAAGTTATTTAGAACACTTTGCAAAAGAACGAGATTATGTAATAGATTATGAAAAGTATATTCATACTGCAGATGCTGTTACTTATGATATAGTTAAAAACTTCTGCGAAGGATTGAAACTCTCATCTAAGGGACAACCCCTTCAAATAAGAGATTACCAAATTGATGCGGTATATCAAGCAATCAATGATGGCAGACGTCTATTATTATCACCTACCGGTTCAGGTAAATCACTAATACTTTATTGTTTGATTCGTTGGAATGAACGATGGAATCGTCGTCAACTTATTCTTGTTCCTACAACCTCTCTTGTAGAACAAATGTATTCTGATTTTCAAGATTATTCTGGTCTTAATGGTTGGAAAGCATCTGAGGAATGCCATCGCATTTACGGCGGACATGAAAAATCAAATCAATATAATGTAGTCATTAGTACATGGCAATCACTATATAAACTGCCCAAGCAATTCTTTGCAGACTTTAAGGTAATTTATGGTGATGAAGCACACAACTTTAAAGCAAAATCACTTACAAGTATACTAAATAAGTGTATACATACTCCCTATAGATTTGGTACTACAGGAACTTTAGATGGCACTAAAACTCACAAACTTGTACTTGAGGGTTTATTTGGTCCTGTTTATAAAGTAACAACAACTAAGAAGTTAATTGAAAGTAAGTCTCTTGCTGATTTAGAAATATTTAATGTTATTCTGCAATATACAGATGAAATTAAAAAAGCAGTAAAAGGAAATTCTTATCAAGAAGAAATGGATTTCATTGTTCAATACGAACCTAGAAATAAATTTATTCGTAATTTGGCTTTAAAGCAAGAAGGTAATACTTTGGTTCTTTTTCAATATGTTGAGAAGCATGGCAAGATACTATATGATATGATAGCAGAGAGATGTGATACTAGAAAAGTATTTTTTGTATATGGCGGAACAGATACAGAACAACGAGAACAAATTCGAGCATTGACAGAAACAGAAAATGATGCTATAATTGTAGCATCATATGGAACTTTCTCTACAGGAATAAATATTAAAAATTTACATAATATTATTTTTGCTTCTCCCTCAAAATCTAGAATTAGAAATCTTCAATCTATTGGACGAGGACTACGAACAAGCGAATCTAAAAAGACATGTAAACTATATGATATTGCAGATGACCTAAGTTGGAAAAATAAAAAGAACTATACGTTGTTACATATGATTGAAAGAATTAAAATTTATAATGATGAGCATTTCAACTATAAGTTAGTAAAGGTATCAATTTAATGTCAGAAGAATTACAATACAAATTTTTAAAATTATCTTCAGGCGACGGCATAATTTGCAAGACTACGGATGATTGCTCAAATCTGTTTGATAGAAAAACAATAAGTATTACTGATCCTATAGTGTTGAATCCTGTTAGAGTTCCTCGAGGAGATGTTCTTGTAGAATCTTATATTATGTATCCTTGGTTTAGTTTTTCGGAAGAAAAAGAGTATGTTATTTCTACTGGACAAATTATTTTTGTATCAAATGTAGAAGACCGATTGAAACAAAACTATATACAATATTTAAAAACACAAGAAGAAAAAGAACAGGAAAATGATGATGATCCCATCATCATAGAAGAAGATGATGACGAAGAAAACGAAAGTTTGTTTGATAAATTACTAAATGCATTAGGAGAAGAAATTCATGAAGAAGAAAGACACGACGATTTTATTACCGGAAGAACTAGAAGAACTTCAAGAACCATCCACTAAGATTCCTGAAAGTTCTCATTACGTAGATAATAAAAAGTTTCTTGCAGCGCTCATTGAATATAAACAAAGCATAGATGATGCGAAAGCTAAAGGTGAGGAACAACCCAGAGTACCTCATTATATAGGTGAATGCTTTATTAAAATTGCTACACATCTATCATATAAATCTAATTTTATTAATTATACTTTCAGAGACGATATGGTTTCGGATGGTATTGAAAATTGCTTGACCGCAGCTGCAAAATTTGATCCAACTAAATCATCTAATCCGTTTGCATATTATACTCAAATTATTTACTTTGCTTTCATTCGAAGAATCCAAAAAGAAAAGAAGCAACAGGCAACTAAATATAAGATTATTGAAAATTTGGATTTTGATTCTCTAATGCAAAATAGTGATGACTCAGAATCGAGTAGACAACTAATAGATTATTTGAAAACTCAATTAGATCAAATTGACCCGGAAAAAAGAGAGACTCCGGCTCAAACCAAAGCTAGAAAGAAAAAGGCTAAAGAGGAAGAATCTAATATTGACTTACTTAACTAAATACATTATAATATATTATGGAAACTAAAGAAGAAGAAATTATGCTCATTCTACAAGAAGAATGCGCAGAAGTAACTCAAGCAATTTCAAAATGTTTTCGCTTTGGTGTTGATAATTTTAAGCCAGGTAAACCGAAAACAAACAGGGAACATCTGGCTGAAGAATTGGGTGATCTACAAGCAATGATTGATTTGTGTATTAAATTTAATATTGTCGGCAGTGAACAGATCAGTATTGCAGCTGATAATAAAATTGCCAAACTTAAAAAATGGTCTAGTATATATGAATAAACTTAAGATATCAGAATTATTTTATAGCATTCAGGGTGAAGGACGTTATATGGGCGTCCCTTCTGTCTTTTTAAGAACCTTTGGTTGTAATTTTACTTGTGGTGGCTTTGGCATGCCTAAGGGAGAACAAAGTAATGAACGATTTAAAATTGACGCAGAGTCTTTTAAAAGTTATAACGACTTGCCTTTGGTTCATACTGGATGTGATTCTTATGCTTCTTGGGATGTTCGTTTTAAGCATCTCAGTCCTGTGTTATCTGTTGACGCTATTGCCGACGCTATCGTGGATACGTTACCGTACAAGGAATGGAAAGACGAACATCTGGTAATTACTGGAGGTGAACCTTTATTGGGATGGCAACGAGCTTATCCTGAATTATTAGAGCATTCTAAAATGCAATCTCTAAACGAATTGACTTTTGAGACAAACGGTACACAAAACATATCAGAAGAATTTAGTACATATCTATTTGAAGAATGGACCAGATTTGGTAGGGAATACTTTAAATTAACATTTTCAGTATCTCCTAAATTATCTGTTTCGGGTGAATCTTGGGATGAAGCTATTAAGCCAGATGTTGTTATGCAATATAATTCTTTAGGTTATACTTATTTAAAGTTTGTAGTAGCAACAGAAGAAGATGCTCTAGAGGCAGAGGAGGCAGTAAATGCTTATCGTAAAGCGGGGTTTGGTGGTCCTGTTTATCTTATGCCTCTCGGTGGCACTGAGCAGTTGTACTCTCTTAATAATAGATCGGTTGCGGAATTGGCAATGAGAAAGGGTTGGAGGTATTCGGACAGACTCCAGATACCATTATTTAAAAATGCTTGGGGAACCTAATGAATAAATTGGCATGGGACATTGAAAAGATGGGGCATGAAATGAGATCGCCCTATAATGATGGATTTACCACATTTGAAATTAAAAAGAAATTATATGAAATTAAATGGGCAGTTCTAAAACAATTAGACAACTCGCCTAATTATGTTGGTGAAAAAGAATGGCTTGAAGAACAGGAGACTAAAAATGGCAAAAAAGAAAATTGAACTATACGCAGAAGCACCTTATAAACAAGGTTACGATTCTGCAAAAGCAAATGAAACATTTTATAATCCATATTCTGATATTGAAGATGCAGAAGCAGATGCAGAAGATTATCAGCGTGGATTTGAAAACGCACTAGAAGAAAATACTAATAAATAATAATGTTACACAAAGGTAACAAAATTCAATCATCATATCCGTGTAAGGAAGGATTCAAAAATGTCATACAACAAGACAAAAACTGACCCTGAGTTGGGTAATTTGGTTCACAAACATTTGGTGAACATGGGCGTAGAAACTCCCACATTTAAAACCTCATTAGATCGCAAAGACAAAATTGCTGAGATTGAGAAAAGCTTCAGCCATATTATGCAGGTGCTTGGTCTTGATCTTACAGATGATAGTCTTATTGAAACGCCTAAGCGTGTTGCCAAGATGTATGTTAATGAAATTTTCTGGGGACTTGATTATGACGCATTCCCTAAATGTACAACTGTAGATAATAAAATGAAGTACAACGAAATGGTTGTAGAACGTAATGTTAATGTGCAATCAAATTGTGAGCATCACTTTGTAATTATTGATGGTCTGGCTACAGTTGCGTATGTTCCAAAGCAAAAGGTATTGGGATTAAGTAAAATTAATCGTATTGTAGAATACTTCTCAAAGCGTCCTCAGATTCAAGAACGTCTAACAGAACAAATTTTTCACACACTACAATTTATTCTTGAGACTGATGATGTTGCGGTACTAATTGATGCACAACACTATTGTGTTAAATCTAGAGGTGTTGAAGATACCGGTAGTTCTACAGTAACAGTTCGTCTCGGTGGAGGATTTAAAACAGATCCATCTGCTAGAAACGAATTTTTAAGTATTGCGAGAATGAGTAAAAAATAATTCTTGGAAAGATAATATGACAGTTAATGTAATGGTTGACTTAGAAACAATGTCAACAAGATCGAATGCTGCAATTTGTTCTATCGGTGCAGTTAAATTTGAAGGCAAAGAAATACTTGATAAGTTTTATTGCACTATAGATATTAAGACTTGTAAAGATGCGGGATTTCATATCTCAAAAGATACAGTCAAGTGGTGGTCAGAACAAAACAAAGAAGCATTACGAGAATTAACTCGTAATAATATTCCATTGGATGAAGCTTTAACAAAATTTTCTGATTGGTTTGGCCCTAAGAGTTTGCCTGTCTGGGGAAACGGTGCGGTATTTGATAACACAATTTTGGCAAATGCTTACTTTAATACTAACAGAGAACCACCCTGGAAATGCTGGGATGACCGTTGCTATAGAACAGTTAAAGCTTTATTCCATTGGGTAAAATCAGATGAAAGAGAAGGCGTATATCATAATGCTCTAGATGATGCTGTTTATCAGACTAAACATTTAATTAAAATTTTAGGTGAGTAATGAAGACATACAAGAAAAGAATTGCCTTTTGTTTAAGCGATCAACATACTATTCCTCACGGGGGTTTAGGTCAATTTGCTAAAAGTTTTATTGAGACTTTTACGCCTCTCGGTTATAAGATAGATATTATTACTGATAAGCCAACAACCGGAGTACCCTTTAAAGAATACTTAGAAAGTCAAGGTGCAAACTTTGTTTGTAATCCTGACCCCAAATCTTATAGTGCACATACTAAAACATTTATGTTTGAGGATTCCTATAACTTTGAAAAGATGTCGGCGTTTAGAGACTCTATGATGTATGCTCTAAATACTAATCTTTATGATATTATTATATGTAATACCTTAGAATCATTCCCCGGTATTTACGCTTTAAATTTGCATAAGTCTATTCAAGTTATTTACTATACTCATAATGAAAGTATGGTATTTCTAGATGATAGAACATGGAAGAATGAATTTACAGAATCGTTTAATGAATTGTTCAATGCTTTAATGAAAGTTAAAGGCATTACTATTGGTACACAGACTAAAAGAAACCTTTTAGAATTGTATGGACAAAAATTGCATAATGCTAAATATCTCCCAATCCCAATGTCTGAAAAATCTTTATTAGAAGAACATCACAAAGAAAGAAGCGGTGTGCTTTGGATTGGCCGTTGGGAGCCTAGAAAAAATCCAGAAGAATTTATTCGTGTTATTAAGGAAACAAAATTGCCTGCAAAGGTAATTACCAATGTAAATGGCGCTAGAAAATTTGAAGCAGCCTTAAAAGAAATTGATGCCGAATATGAAATTAAGATTGGCGTATATGGCAAAGAAAAGGTAGACTTTATCACATCCGCACGGGTAGCATATAACCCTGCAATTAGAGAAAGTTTTGGTCTAGCATTTTATGAATGTATGGGACAATTGCCTACAGTAGCAATAAAGGGAATGTCCTGGTTGGATAATTTTAGTAATCAAAATTATTGGTGCGAGGAAAAGAAAAACATTCCGGGATTGATACTAAAGTTATATGAGGATTTTCCTAATTCTAAAATTTGGTATAGCAAATCTCAACTAAATACTATTGTAAAAGAACATGATGAAGGTATACAAGATTGGATTAATTGCTTTGAGTCATTTACTCCTGTAGAATCTAATTCTACTAGAGCAACAATTAATGAATATGAGCAGATTAAATATTCAGATTTTATTCAAAAGCTAAATAGAAAAGATTTGTCAATCGATGATGTCCGTTCTGTATTGACAAACAAGTGCAAATTTAATATAATATATACAGATACTAGTACATACTTATCTAAAGATAAAAATTTTATACCACAAGAAGATACTGTTAATAGTTTAGAAAGTTTATTTTCATGAGCAAAATATTAGAATATGTTATCTCGGGTCCAGCATATTTGCGATTAGGATCTGAGCAATGTGAAGAAACAGAAACTCTTCAGATGATTAATGATATGATTTCTAAGACTGTTCATAATAAAAACAATCATGAATTTTCTTTATTGTATAATGGATTTACAGAAAAGAACTTTGGAAAGAAGCTACAAAAGTACAGACCATCAATTAAAAATATTCATGCGGACTCTGGCGGGTTGCAGATTATTACTCGAGGTCTACAAAATACTCCAGAAACTCGTAATAAGGTTTATGAGAATCAAGCAACATACGCAGACATTGGAATGGCATTTGATGAGATTCCTGTAAAGTCTACATCTGCAAGTGGAGTATCAGCAAAGATTGATACTAAGCGCAGATATGTTGACATGGAAAATTTTGAAACATACGCAAGACAAACAGGTAAGAATGTACGAGATCAAATTCAAAAGTTTGATTCTATGAAAAGTAAGTGTCGCCCTTTTATTATTCTGCAAGGTTCCGGTGCGGATACCTATAAACTGTGGGCAGAATATTTACTAGATGAGGTTCCAAAAGAATTGCATAGTCGTATTGGTGGTGTTGCTATGGGATCAGCTGCTCTTGGTATGGGTCCACTTGAAGATGTTAAACGAGCATTTTATGTTAATGCTGTTCCCTTTGATAGACCATTTCATTTGCACGTATTGGGAGTAGGTGCACTAAAGCGCATTTTGCCTTATTTGTTATTTAGCCAAACTGGTCTATATGACGGCATTGATATTTCATATGACTCTACTACACATTCTATGTCTTTAGATAATGGATTGTTTTATTTCTCGCACAGTAAGAAAAGTACACCTGCAGACTACGGCGGATCATCGGTTAAGATGGGTAGACCATTTTCAAATATCTATAGAACAGTAACAACTGAAATTAATAATGTCTGCGACACTGATTATACTCCAGAACAATTTCATAAGTTAATGAATATTAGTGTTGGAGAATATATAGAAAAGGGCGGCAATTTTAAAGACATTATGGAAGCACGCCTTAGTTTCATTTTAACTAATGTACATAATTTTACAAGAGATGTTTCTACATTAATGAATTCCAAAGAAGAATTTTTGCGATTCTGTAGAGAAAAAAATTGTGAAAACGAATATGCTACATTATTCGATGTAAAAAATACTGATGACTTTTTATACTGGGAAAAACACGTTGGCAAGTTTATGGACTCTGAACCTGTTAACGCTGTAGCTCCTTCTTCACTTGAGGACTTATTCGCATGACAACAATAAACGCAGACGCAGGAACTTTTAAAATTGTAGACTCCCTTATGAACAAAATTGGATATCGCACTACCAAAAACAGAAGTTTTATTTGGGTAACTTTTCGGAAAGAAGGTATTCACAAATATCCTGCAGCAGCAACTGATCCTAAATTAGCTACTGGAGATTGGTTGGATGTTTCTTTCTTAGGAACACCTCATAGACATATTTTTCATTTTAGAGTAGAGATGGAAGTATTTCATGATGATAGAGATGTTGAATTTATCCAAGCTAAACGTATTATGGAGCGTTGGTATTCTGATGGCACAATACAATTGGATTACAAATCATGTGAAATGATGGCAAAGGATTTATATGATAAACTTATTGCAACTTGGCCTGATAGAGATTATATTATTGAAGTATCAGAAGATGGCGAGAACGGATGCAGAATGTATTTTGAAGGAGTAAAAAATGTCTAAGTTATATTATATGGGGTTGGAGCCCTATGAAGGTAGATATACTTTGCAGTTACAGCAATGGAGCGAGGATGCTTTCAAACGTCGAGGTATTGATTATGAAATAATTCATGGTGAAACTCTAGATGATTCGAAAGCAATTGTTACTGGTCAAGTATTAGATGCACATGGGCGTAGTTATTATTCTTTGACGCAAATGGCAAAGCTTGTTAAAAAAATGAAAGCAGGTGAGATTACCTGGGAAGATACTATTTTCTTTGAAGATATGTTTACTCCCGGTATGGAAGTATTGCCATATATTATGGATCAATTGCCTTGGGAATATCAACCTCGAGTATTTGTTCGTTGTTTAGCTCAAACAATTGACCCCGATGATTTCCTTCATGTATGGGATATGCAAGAATGGATGGCACACTATGAAAAGATGACCGATCACTTTGTTACAGGAGTTCTTGCTTCAAATGAAGAAATGGTTGCCCATATTAAAATTGCAGGCTGGAAGGCTCCAATTTATAATATTTCTGGATTGGCATTTGATAAAGATGAAGTCCAAAGTCGAGTGAAAGAAATTAAACCTTTTATTAATCGTAAGAAGCGAGTAGTTTTTGCTGCTAGATTTGATCAAGAAAAGCAACCAGATTTCTTTATGGACTTGATTGAACGATATGGACAAAATCACAGAGATGTAGAATTTGCTGTTCTATCAGGCGGACCATTACGTAGTAACGACCAAAAGTATATAGATCGTGCAAGAGAATTAGAAAAGACTGCCAATTTTAAAATCTATGAAAATCTTAAAAAGAATGAATACTATTGTCTGTTAGCAGATTCTAGAGTATTGTTTAATTGTGCTTTGCAGGATTGGGTAAGTAATACTGCATCAGAGGCAGATGCGTTAGGTACAAATTGTTTGTATCCCGCGTATAGATCATTCCCCGAAACATTTGCAAATGATGCAGAATGTTTATATATTCCTTGGTCAATGGATGATGCTTGTGAAAAATTAGATAAACTATTAGTCGCCCCTAGAAAAAGAATGGGTCAATTATCTAATTGGACAACTGGCACAATTGATAGATGTTTAGACATTATGTTTGAAGAAAATTATCATTGGCATCGTGGATCTAAGGATTATAGAAATTATGTCTCAGAAACAAAATACTAAAACAGTAATTGTTACAGGAGCCGCCGGTTATATCGGTGGTTCTATTTGTATTGAATTAAAGAAACAGGGATATAAAGTAATAGGTATTGATCGACGCAAATTGCCAGATCATCTAGAACAATATGTAGATCAATTTGTTTGCGAATGTTTTACGCATCCTTTTTCTTTAGAACATATTGAAAAAGAACCTATAGGAATTATACATTGTGCTGGCACTAGTTTAGTTGGTCCTAGTGTAATAAACCCTTGGGAATATTATGATAACAATGTAAGTAAAACTTTAAAGTATTTAGATTACATTCGTAGATGGGCTCCTACAACTAAATTTATTTTTAGTAGTAGTGCGTCGGTATATGGGCAGCATTCATCAAATCATGCTATTTTTGAAAGCTCTACTACCGCACCTATTTCGCCATACGGCGAATCTAAATTAATGGTTGAACAAATATTACATTCGTTCAATAAAGCTTATAAATTAGATTACGTTTCTTTTAGATACTTCAATGCTTGCGGAGCAGTTGAAGGCGGCATCCATGGCCAAGAACCAGATGCTACTCATATATTTGCGAAACTGTTTGAAGCAGCTATATCAAATGAACCATTTACTATGTATGGTGCAGACTATAATACTAAAGATGGAACTTGTGTTCGAGACTATGTCCATGTTACCGATATTGCGAAAGCGCACATCTTTGCTATTGAGAATAATACCAAAGGGATATATAATATAGGATCATTGAAAGGTTATTCAAATCTTCAGATTTATAAAGCAGTAGATGATTATCTAATAAAGAAAAAAAGAATTGATAAAAGTATTGTTATGCTTGTTGAAAAGGCAAGAGAAGGTGATCCTGCAATACTAATTGCAAATTCTTCAAAGTTAAAACGAGCAACTTCTTGGAAAACAGAAAAAAATCTAAACAGTATAATTGAAGATTTACATGATTGGTACTATTCAGATACATTCAAGAAAATGCAACAGAGGTCTTCCGACGCTCATCCCTCTTAAAATATTCTGCGTGTCATCAAACTTACTCGAGGAGGCAAGAGATGGCAAAATATATCTCAACTAAAACTTATAAACAAATTGGACCGGTAGCATATAGACAATGGAGAGCAGACAGTCATTGTAATTTAATTCATGGTTATGCTTTATCATTTCATTTTGAATTCGAATGTGATACTTTAGATGCTCGCAATTGGTGTATGGACTTTGGTGGTCTTAAACCCTTAAAAGGACATCTAGAAGATTGGTTCGATCACACATTACTTGTAGCACAAGATGATCCTATGCGAGAACATCTTTTGGAACTAGGTAAACTTAAACTTGCGAAAATAACAGAGGTGGAGAAAACAGGTTGTGAAGGTATTGCTAATTTTTTGTATGAGTATGTTAACACTATCTTCTTGCCTGCATATGGCAAATCCGAAGCAGATAGAATCTGGTGTTGCAAGGTTGAAGTACGAGAGACCGATGCGAATATGGCAATGAGGGTCGGTCATCGTGAAGACAATGAATTCGTGGATTAATGAATTTTTATATTCAGTGGACTGTGGTATTAACGCAGTCCCTGTTTTAATTTGTTCTTTTATTATTGAGTTAGCATTTGTAATTTTTATGGTGGGTTCAATATGCAGTGGTTTTTAAAGGCTTTAGAAAAGCTAGGTAGAAAAAGAATTATCATGGACAGGGTAAACAATGAACCCTATCTTGAACGATACTATCTTTTCCTCAAAGATAGAAAACGGTTTCCGTTTAACATATTCCTGCATAAGTTTTTAAAGGGCGATCCTGACGATGTTCATGATCATCCGTGGCCTTATGCTACCTTAATTTTGAAGGGCGGTTATTGGGAATGGATTCCGCAATTTAATGCGAAAGGAGAAAAAATTAATGAAATTGCTGCTTGGAGGAAACCTGGGCATTTTCGTACTTGTGCTGCTAATAGTTATCATCGCATTGAGTTAGATCCTAATGTAGAAACATGGACATTGTTTATGCCAGGTAAACATAAAAGAGATTGGGGCTTCTTAGTTAAGAACAAATGGATTCAAAATGAAGAATATTTGAAATCTAAATATCAGGGGTAATATGAAAATAGCATTAGTTACAGATACTCACTTTGGGGCAAGATCAGACTCCCAACAATTTGATGCATACTTTAAAAAGTTCTATGATGATATTTTCTTTCCCGAATTAAAAAAGAGAAAAATTAATCAAATTATTCATTTAGGTGATTGTTTTGATCGCAGAAAATATATCAATTTTAATTCGTTAAAATCTTGTAGATCATATTTCTTTGAAGAAGCCTACAATCGCGATATTGATATAGATATGATTGTTGGTAATCATGATACATTTTTTAAAAATACAAATGATGTAAATTCGCCGAATCTGCTATTGGGGGAATATTCGAATCTAACTACCTATGATAAAGCAGATATTATTACCTATGACAATCTAAATATTTTATTGATGCCCTGGATATGTGCTGACAATTGGGAACATTCTTTACAGCTAATTAAATCTGGCGCATCCAAAGTATGTTTTGGTCATTTGGAACTTGCTGGGTTTGTGATGTTTAAAGGACAAGAAACTCATATTGATAATTCGGGAATGGACCCTAGTTTTTTTAAAGACTACGATCTTGTCTGCTCAGGACATTTTCACCACAAGCATAGTAAAGGACATATCAAATATATTGGCAATCCATATCAATTATTCTGGAATGACTATGAGGATGAAAGAGGGTTTCATATTTTTGATACAAAGACACTGGAATTAGAATTCATTAAGAATCCCTATACTATATTTGAAAAGTATTACTATGATGATGAAAAAAATGATCCTAGTTCTGTAGACACTAGCATTTTTACTAATAAGTTGTTAAAATTAATAGTTGTTAATAAAAAAGATTACTATAAATTTGATAAGTTTGTAGAGGCATTGTATAAAGAGAATCCAATTGAATTAAAAATTATTGAAGATTTTTCTGAGTTTGAATCTGAGGCTATTGATGAAAATATAGACTTAGAAGATACTATGACTTTATTAACTAATTATGTAGATGGTGTAGAGACAGATGCCGATAAAGACAAACTAAAAAGCATTCTCAAAACTCTATACGTTGAAGCACAGAACTACGAGGACGCATGATAAAATTTACAAACATCAAATGGAAAAACTTTTTATCTACCGGTGCTCAGTTTACTGAAGTAAAACTAAATAAAATATCTACTACTTTAATCGTAGGAGAAAACGGTGCGGGCAAAAGTACTATTCTAGATGCCATATGTTTTGTACTATTCAATAAGCCATTCAGAAGTATCAATAAGCCTCAGTTGATGAATAGTATCAACGGCAAAAATTTAGAAGTACACTTAGAATTTAGTATCGGTAAAAAAGATTACAGAATTGTACGAGGAATAAAACCTACTATTTTTGAAATCTATGTAGATGGCGTATTACTTAATCAAGATGCTGCCGCAAGAGATTATCAAAAATATCTTGAAGACGGTATTCTAAAACTAAATTATAAATCATTCACTCAAATTGTTATTTTAGGTAGTGCATCTTTTACTCCTTTTATGCAATTGCCTGTATCTCATAGACGAGAAATTATTGAGGATATTTTAGATATCCAAATTTTCACGGTTATGAATTCTGTACTAAAAGATAAACAGGCAGAAATAAAAACCAAAATAACAGAATTAGATACTGCAATTGACCTTGGTAAAAACAAAGTTAAACTGCAACAACAGTATATTGTTAATCTTGAGAATGATAAGCAGAAGAAAGTTGAAGATGTACAAAAACGAATACTTGAAACGACTGATGAGATATCACAGCTTAATGCCAGAATCTTTTCAGAAAAGGAAACAGAAGCTAATCTCAAATCCTCGATTTCGGACTCAGTTGAGAAACGTAACAAGCGTACGGAAATGGGAAATCTTATTAGAAAACTTTCCGAACGAATTACGTCGCATGAAAATAGCAAACAATTTTACGTCGAACATGACGTATGCCCGACATGTAGCCAAGGTCTTCATGATGATCACAAACACTCCGCTATCTCACTTCATACACACAAACTCGAAGAAATACGGACAGCAGTTCAAACCCTTACCGTTCAACACAAAGATATCGAAACTAGACTTGATGAGATTGCTGTTATCGAAGAGAAAATATCTGAACATAAGAGCACTATCATCGAACTCAGTGCATCAATTATTGCAAGCCAAAACTACATCAATAAGTTACAAGGAGACCTTTCAGGCAGCACTGTTACGGAAACCAATTTGCTCTCAGAAAAGGCAATACTTAAAGATCTGGCAAAAGACGTGGTACAACACGCCGAGGCAAAAAGCCAAGTTACTGAGGAAAAACACTACCTCGATATCGCGTCTGTACTATTAAAAGATACAGGCATTAAAACTAAAATTATTCGACAGTATCTTCCTGTCATTAATAAATTAGTTAACAAGTATTTACAGGCAATGGATTTCTTTTGTCACTTTGAACTCGACGAAACATTCAATGAAAAAATAAAGTCAAGACATCGTGACGAATTTTCATACGCATCTTTTAGTGAGGGAGAAAAGCAACGAATAGATTTGGCTTTGCTTTTCACTTGGAGAACTATTGCTAAAATGAAAAATTGTGCTAGCACAAACATCTTGTTACTTGATGAAGTATTTGATTCTTCTTTGGATGTTAACGGAACAGACTATGTAATGAATCTAATAAATACTCTAGGAGAAGAGACTAATGTATTCGTCATTAGTCATAAAGGAGACCTTCTATTTGATAAATTTAGAAGTGTTATTAAATTTGAAAAGAATCAGAATTTTTCGAGAATTGCAACTTAAGGATTATTATGTCTAATAAATGGGAATTACATACACATCAAGTTAACGCATATTGTTACTATCAAAATATTTTTGATGATGATATGATTAACAGTATTATTGAAACTGGCGATAAGCTAGAAATTGGAGATGCCTATGTAGGTGGAGATTTTCAAAAGAGCGGAATTGTTGATGAGTCTATTCGCAGAACAAAAATTTCTTGGATACATGGTACTGCGGAAAATGCCTGGCTCTTTAGAAAATTGACTGATGTGATTCAGGCAGCAAATGAACAGTGGTTTGGATTTGATCTAACTACGATTGAAGCATTACAATATTCTGTATATCATGAAACAGGATTTTATGACCAACACGTTGACCATCACTTTCAAGGTGCAGGGCAGTATCCTCGTAAACTAAGTTTTACTATGCAATTAACTGATCCAAGTGAATATGAAGGTGGCGATACAAGATTAATTACTGCAAAGGATCCTTTTACTATTCCAAAAGAAAAAGGAACAATCACATTTTTTCCATCTTATACTTTGCACGATGTTACTGCAATAACTAAAGGTACTCGTAAAGCATTGGTAGGTTGGATTTTAGGACCACGCTGGAAATAAAAATGGCATCAAAGATACCAATAGAATATTTAGATTTAAGTAATGATTTTGGATTTACCGCAGTTCATGAAAATGATGTAGTAGATCCACTCATTACAGAAGTCAAAACATCTGCAGATGCGGATACAAAACAAAAGTTGGCAACAGTTGAGAAATTGATTTTGCCGCTTTTGGTTAATTTGATGAAGAATCCTGATAAAGATTATATCCATTGGCCCAATAGAGTCCCCCTAATAGAGAAGCAGATTGATAAGATTTTGGCTATAACTAGATCATAAAATGGCAAACTTTTGCTTGACTTCTGATACTGAAGGTGTTATAATAATGAAACATCCAACAGGAGAATCAGATGTTAATGACCTCAAAGTCTATACTAGCAAAACTACTTGCCTCAGAAAACATTACAGTAGAACATCGTAAAACATCTACTGCTTATTTTGATACTTTAAATCGAGTCATGGTGCTCCCTATGTGGGGCAATATGACTTCGGAACTATATGACTTGTTACTTGGTCATGAAACGGGTCACGCTCTCTATACACCTAATGAAGGTTGGCATGATAACCTTAAAGATAAAACCAAAAAAGGTTTCAAGACATATCTTAATGTTATCGAAGATGTTCGCATTGAGAAAAAAATCCAAGAAAAATTCCCTGGTCTAAAATCTAGCTTTCGTAAAGGCTACTCAGATTTAATGGACAAAGATTTCTTTGGCGTCAACGAACGCGGTGAAGAAATTGAAGAACTTCCATTGATTGACCGAATCAATCTGCACTACAAGATTGGTTCATATCTTAATGTACAATTTTCAGAACAAGAAATGGTGTACATTGATCTTATTGAAAAAATTAAATCGTGGGATGACGTTGTAGAAATTGCCAAAATGCTATACGAGAATGGCAAGGGCGAGGTTCGTAAAAACCTCGAAAAGCAATTTTTTAATGATCTTTCTATAGATGAAGATGGCAACTACGATGATGACTATGACGACTCAGATGAAGAACGAGAATTTGCCGAAGGACAACGTCAGATCAAAGGTGCGGGTTCTTTTAATGATCTAGATCCCGAATCTAAAACAGATTCGCATTTTAGAAAACGTGAAAAAGATCTAATCGATCCTACATTCAAACCGTATGTATATATCAATTCGCCTACACCGGATTTGTCTAACATCATTATTCCGTATAATAAACTCAAAGAACAGCACAATAATTTTGTCAATAGGTTAGAATTTTCCGAAACTGAATTTAACTCCAAGGTTGTAGAATCTAAAGAAATTGTATATAAGCATTTTCTTCAAACCAATAAAAAGTATATTTCTTATTTGATTAAGGAGTTTGAACTTCGTCGTAATGCTAGACAATTTGCCAGAGCAAGTGTATCTAAAACTGGTGAATTGGATATGAAGAAAATTCATAACTATAAAACTAATGATGATTTGTTCAAACGAATGACAGTTGTTCCTAAAGGTAAATCACATGGACTAGTTATGTTTATTGACTATTCTGGTTCAATGGCAGACAACATTCTCGGAACAATTGAACAGACATTGGTGTTAGCAACATTCTGCAGAAAAGTAAATATTCCTTTTCGAGTATATGCATTCTCAGATAATCACGCAGGCACACAGTATTTGGATAAGTGGAAACCGAAATTTTCTAGTAATGACAATGAAGCAAAATTTGGCGAAGAAAATTTTCATTTGCGAGAATATATTTCAAGCGAAATGTCCAGTACAGATTTTAAGGATGCGATTCAATATTGGTTACTGGTTGGGCATACTTACAATAAAAGAAATTATGGGTACAAAAATAAATTAGACCTCTATCCGCATATTTGGAATAGTGATTTTGAGGGATTGAATGGAACTCCTTTGAATGAGACAGTTGTTACATCTATGGAAATAGTAAAGCAATTTAAAAAGCAATATCGTTTGGACATTGTCAACACAGTATTTCTTACAGACGGGGAAGGTAATGATACTACCCAAAAATGGGAAGGTGGCCGTGTGACTTATTTCAGAAATCGATGGGATGAAAACAATGTACTCATTCGAGATGTAAAAGGTATGGCAGAAGCCAAAGCTCCTGCAGGTACAGAAATTACTGTAGGGTTTTTGAATTTGCTAAAAGAAACAACGGGTGTAAATGTTATTGGTTTTTATATTACGGGCAGAGGCAATCCTAAAAGAGCAATTCAGAATCGTATATTGAAAACTAATGCACAGGTAGAAAATTTCGATGAAAAATTCAAAGAGTTTAGAACTAAAAAATTCTTTATGTTGAACAATGCAGGATATGATGATTACTATTTTATTCCCGGCGGTGAAGATCTCGGAGTTCAAGAAGAAGAAATGGACATCAAAACTGGTGTGAATAAAAATGATTTGAAAAGGGCATTCCTGAAAATGCAAAAAGGCAAGAGTGTAAATCGAATTCTTTTGAGTAGATTTGTTGAAAAGATTGCTTGACAGGCATCTGAAAAGGTGTTATAATTATTTGTGAATTGACTTTAACCGGAGATTTATATCATGTCAAAAACGCACTTTAGCGAAGACCAGCGCAAAGAATTAGTTACCAAATTGATTACTACTTATGGTAATCAAGTAACTAAAGAAACAATTGTTTCCTATTGTACTCAAAACGGATTGCCTAATCCGCATTTCTTAGTCTCTCGCCGAGATATTAAGGTTGGTAAAGAGTATATGCTAGATAAAATTTATGAGCAGAAAGTAACTAAAGAAATGAGTACCGAAGAAATGTCACCTGCAATGGCCGCACAAGTTATGCCTTTTCGGCAAAAGCGGGTAACTGTGGAAATTGATAGCGTCGTTCCTGACAAGGATGAGACTTATGTTCCTTTTGGATTTTTCAAGCAATTGGAACAGATTCTAAAATCTAAAACATTCTATCCTGTTTTTATTACTGGTCTTTCAGGTAACGGCAAAACAACTATGGTCGAACAAGTTGCTGCTAAATTGAAACGGGATTGTATTCGTGTTAATATTAGCGTTGAGACTGACGAAGAAGATTTGATTGGTGGTAACACACTGCAGGATGGTAATATTATTTACCGAGAAGGTCCTGTACTTACAGCAATGCGTCGAGGTGCTATTCTTTTGATTGACGAAATCGATCGAGGTTCCAATAAATTGATGTGCTTGCAGAGTGTGTTAGAAGGCAAAGCTTACTTCAATAAAAAGACCGGTGAAGTTATTCGCCCGGCTGACGGTTTTACTGTTGTTGCAACAGCAAACACTAAAGGTCGAGGTACTGAGGATGGTCGTTTTATTGCAGCACAAATTCTCGATGAGGCATTCCTTGAGCGTTTTCCGATTACTGTTGAACAAGAATATCCCTCAACATCAATTGAGAAAAAGATTGTTATCAACAAAATGAAACACTACAATAAATTGGATGAGGCTTTTGCTGATAAGCTTGTTGCTTGGGCAGATATTATTCGTAAGACTTTTCAAGAAGGCGGTGTGGACGAGATTATTAGTACTCGCCGATTGGTTAATATTGTTCAAGCATATTCGATCTTCAATGATCAGGTTGAATCAATTCAATATTGTATTAATCGCTTTGATGACGATACAAAATTAGCATTTATGGATTTGTATGCTAAGATGTACTCACCCGAAGAAGTTATGAAAGTTGCTGAACCGGAGAAAAAGTACAGTGTTACTGTTGATGAAATTCCATTCTAATTTTTAATTTTTATAAAAAAGGGCACTTCGGTGCCCTACACCTTTCTATATGCACACTAATGAAATAACTTATAATACTTTTATACCTAGATGGTATGGTCGTTTGGGCAACAATGTTCAACAGATATCCAATGGAATTTACTTTTGTGAAAAAAATAGAATTCATTTTACTTCACCCGACCATCCATACATAAATGCTATTGATATAAATTTTGGAAATACAGAATATAAAATACGAGAGACAAGTGATAATTGGTTTTATCATTTTGAAAAACCTTATAGTGATTTTGATGTAGATATAGAGGATTTAAATAGAAATAGGAAACGTATATGTGAACAATATATACTACCAAATTTAAAAGTAGATCATGAAAAATTAAAGGATCCTTTGCCTTCCGATACTTTAGTTATACATATACGGAGCGGGGATCTTTATACTAGTTTTCCTAATACGCACCCACAAAATCCTTTACGATATTATTTAGAATTATATAAAATATTTGAAGAGAAAATTATTTATCTAGCAGAGGATAATAATAATCCGATAGTGCAAGTATTACAGACAAATAATTTTGACGTCAGAGTGTTGGGGGTCGATGACACTTATACCTTATTATTACGTGCACAAAATCTTGCAACCTCGGGTGCAGGGTCTTTTGCAATATCATCTGCATTTTGTTCCACAAACCTTAAAAATTTTTATTGCACAGACTTATACATAGACCATAGTTTAAATCCAATTATGCTAAAAGAGCAACTTAATGTTTTTATGGCGGATGTCTCAGGCAATAAATATTTTAGAGTAGGTGAGTGGAGCTCTGCCAGAAACAACATTAATAAAATCTTTGAGTATCAAGAAGATATATCATTTAGGAGACTATAGTATGACAAACAAAGTTGCTCTTATTACGGGCATTACTGGGCAAGACGGTTCTTATCTTGCAGAACTTCTTTTATCTAAAGGCTACGAAGTACACGGTATTGTTCGTCGTAGTTCTTCTATGAACACGGGTCGGATAGACCACATCTATTCAAATCCAAATTTGCATCTTCACTATGGCGATGTTACAGATTCTCTTTCCATTATGAATGTTTTAAAGAAACATAATCCTGCAGAAATCTATAACCTTGCAGCACAAAGCCATGTTAAAGTATCATTTGATACTCCGGAATATACAGCAATGGTTGATGGCTTAGGTACTTTAAAGATTTTAGAATCTGTTAGATTGTTAGGGTTAGAAAAAACAACTAAAATTTATCAGGCATCTACATCTGAACTATATGGATTAGTTCAGGAAACCCCTCAAAAAGAAACCACACCATTCTATCCCCGCAGTCCGTATGGTGTTGCTAAGTTGTATGCTTATTGGATTGTTAAGAACTATCGTGAGTCATACGGTATGTTTGCTTGTTCTGGTATTTTGTTTAATCACGAATCTCCTCGCAGGGGGTTTAACTTCGTAACTAAAAAGATAGTTAATGGTTTAGAGGCGGTTAGTGCTGGTCGTCAAGATTGCTTAACATTAGGAAATTTAACAGCGTTAAGAGATTGGGGCCATGCTAAAGATTATGTCGAAGCAATGTGGTTAATGCTCCAACAAGATAAGCCGGAAGATTTTGTTATTGCTACCGGTGAGCAATATACTGTTAAACAGTTTGTCGAACATTGCGCCCCGTATTTTGCATTGAAAATACGTTGGGAAGGAGAAGGATTGGATGAGGTTGGTATTGATGAACATACTAAACGAATTGTTGTTCGAGTCGATCCTAAATATTTTCGTCCAGCAGAAGTTCAAACATTGTTGGGAGATTCTTCAAAGGCTAAGAGTGTGCTCGGTTGGCAACCTAAACATTCTTTTGATGACTTGGTTGAAGACATGTGCATAAATTTTGAATAATATGTTTCCTCCATCATACAAAGATTTAAATAAAGTAATTACTGAAAAATATTTAAACTATAATAATGGTTTTTATATTGAGGTAGGTGGTGCAGATGGTTATACGCAAAGCAACACTTGGCATCTTGAAATGTACAAACAATGGTCGGGTATATTAATTGAACCAAATCCTGTTGCGGCGGAACAATGCAGAGATAGTAGACCAAATTCTTCCGTATTTAATTATGCTTTAGTTGGTAATGATTTTAAAGGCGATACTATAAAAATGTTGTATCGTACAGTATACGGCGGAGATCCTGGTTTAATGACTTCTACTGTAGATTCTCCTATTCGGCAAAATAAAGAATGGATCGCGCCTGCTACTGAAAATGATAAAACTGAAGAATTTGAAATTCAGGTAGCCACATTAACTGATATTTTAGAATCTCAAAATGTGACAGATATAGATTTCTTTTCTTTAGATGTTGAGGGATATGAACTAGAAGTGTTGAGAGGATTAGACTTGAAAAAGTTTACCCCTAAAGTTATTTTAGTCGAATGGCATTTAGATTTTGAAGAAATTAAAAAAGTACTAGATGAAACTCACGTATATGCAGAACAATTAACTAGACATGATTATGTCTTTTTGGCGAGGTAATAATGGAAAAAAATAGTAAAATTTTTGTAGCAGGACATAACGGATTAGTAGGTTCGGCAATTGTTCGGAAATTAAAAGAAGAAGGTTATACAAATCTTATTCTTAGATCAAAAAACGAATTAGATCTTCGAGATCAACGAGCAGTTAAAAACTTCTTTAGTATTGAAATGCCCGAGTATGTATTTTTGGCTGCTGCTAAAGTTGGTGGCATCAATTGGAACTGGACAAATCCTGGTGAATTTATTTATGATAATTTACAGATTCAAACCAATGTTATAGATTCTGCTTATAAAAACAAATGTAAAAAATTATTGTTTCTAGGTTCTGCTTGTATCTATCCGAAGGTTACTCCTCAACCGATTAAAGAAGAATATCTTCTTACTGCTCCATTGGAACCTACAAATGAAGGATATGCTTTAGCAAAAATTACTGGTCTAAGAATGTGCGAATACTATAGACGTCAGTATGGGTTCAATGCTATTAGTTGTATGCCTGCAAACCTATATGGACCGAATGATAATTTTATTCCCGAACATGGACACGTTATTCCGGGTATCATTACTAAGATGCATAATGCTACGATTAATGGCGAAGATAGTATTGAATGTTGGGGCGATGGCACACCTACACGAGAATTTTTATATGTAGATGATTTAGCAGACGCTTGTTTTTGGCTGATGCAAAATTATGACGAAAAAGAATTTGTAAATGTCGGAAGCGATGAAGAACTTACAATTAAAGATTTAGTAAATCGACTTAAAAAAGAATTTGGGTTTAAAGGTAAAGTTGTCTGGAACACTGATAAACCAAACGGAACACCTAGACGCAAAATGGATAACACAAAACTAAAAGAATTAGGTTGGTCTGCAAAGGTTAGTTTTGATGATGGATTGAAACGCACTATGGATTGGTATAAAAAAGAAAAGGGGTTGTTATGAGATGGCCTTTAATGGGTGAGACAATCACCTTCGCAGATAGATTAAAAATGGCGCACTTTGCGCTAACCGCAAAGAAATTTACCTTCGGCGAAAAGGTAAAACAATTTGAGAATGAATGGAGTGAATGGCTTGGCGCTAAACATTCTTTATACGTTTCGTCAGGAAGCACTGCAAACTTCTTATTGGTTGCTGCAGTTATGGAATTGTATGGATTAAAACGAGGCGACAAAGTATTGTTGCCCGCTTGCACTTGGATGACTAATGTTGCTCCTATTATGCAGCTAGGACTTGAGCCAGTATTCTGTGATATTAATCTAGATAATTTTAGTTTTGATCTAGAAGATGCTCATAAAATATCAAAGAAACATGATATTAAAATGGTCTTTATTACTCACTTGCTAGGATTTTCTGCAGACAATGAAGGTTTAAAAAGACTCTTCCCGAATGCTTTATTCATAGATGATGTATGCGAATCTCACGGATGCACGGGTTCGGATGGTATTAAACGAGGAGCAGACAGCTTAGGTGGAACCTTTAGTTTTTATTTTGGTCACCATATGTCTACAGTAGAAGGCGGAATGATTTCTACAAATAATACTGATCTATATGATTTGATGAAAATTAAACGCAGTCATGGTATGGCAAGAGAGTCTATTCGGTATGATGACTATGCACAACTATACCCGGATATAGATAAACAATTCTTGTTTGTTACCGATGGATATAATTTTAGAAATCATGAGATTTGTGCTGTACTTGGTATATCTCAATTGAAGAGATTAGATAGTATGATTGAGATTAGAAATAGAAATCATTACTTATTTACTAAGATTATAGACAAATATCCTAATCTGTTTTATAATATTAAAAATGCACACACGAACAGTAGCTTTTGTTTGCCCTTTATTTGTAAGTCCAGAGAAGTTATGCTTGCAATGAAAACAGTATTTAAAGATGGTGGAATTGAATATAGACCAGTTGTTGCTGGCAATCTATTATCGCAACCTTTCCTTAAAGACTATAAAATAGAAACAAGTAAGAAACAGACGAATGCAGACTTAGTGAATTCTCAAGGTGTGTATATAGGCAACAACCATTTTGTAACCGAACAGGATATGGAATATTTAGAAAAAGTAGTGGAGGATATTAATGAAATCTTTAGGTGAAAATATTGAGGACATCATTGCTAGAACAGTAAAAGATGTTTTATCTAAAATTGAGATACCAGATTCGACTTATGTTGAAACAGACAATTTGGGTGAAGTAATTGAGAAGCTAGCAATTATTCATATTAGAATGTGGATGTTGGAAGATGCAATTCAAGCTGCAACTTCAGATGCAGAAATTGCAGATTTAAAAAGAAAATGCGATATTTGCTTTAAAGTAAAGCGACCAAGATATGTTCAAGCAATTAATCTAATGGTGGACAATGCGATTAGAACTAACAGATCATTGATTGAGGATTCAGTAAAATTATATAAAGGTATAGACAATGGCTAAAATTATTTTCTTCAATCACTATCATAGAGGTGATCTATTGACGCATAAAGAATTTATTCGTCAAATTAAAACTGAATTAGATGGAGTTGAGTATGAATACATGCATTTCAATCATCCTAAATTGACTAGAGATTTGGATGTACCATTGACAGGCGATCCTACAAATCTAGATCCAAAGACTCCTTTTTATCAAGAAGAAGAAGCATTATATATTAATACTTGGATTGGTTGTCATTGGGATATCTTTTCTCAATGTGGCGGAATTAATATGGATTCGTTAATGGGGCAGTGGTCCAGAATATTCCAAATTGTTAATGAATGCTTTGGCACTAATCTTGCGATAAACCCTAATAGAGATTATTATTTACCAAAGATTGATTTCAATAGATTTGATATATCTCATATAGATGATTATCTTGAAAAAAATAAAGATGCAAAAAAGATTCTAATTTGTAATGGCGCTCCTAAATCAGGACAATCCTTCGCATCAAATATGAAAGAATTTTTAGAACCTCTTGCTTTAGAAAATACTGACACTCACTTTATTTGTACTGAAAAATTTAGTACAGTTGTAGACAACATTTTGTTTACTGAAGATATTATTTTAGATAAAGAAGCTGTAGAAAAGAGAGCACCGTGGGAAGATCGAGCTCTGAATAATTGTGATTTACAAGAGATATCATATCTAAGCGAAAATTGTAATGCAATTGTAGGCAAAAATTCTGGTCCATATGTTTTCTGTGAGACATATAACAATTATACTAACCCTAATAAAAAGTTTTTATCTTTTAATGTTAGCTGGGGCATAGGTAAAGCAACAACAGAAACAATGTCCCATAATATGCATAACTTTATGAAATGTGAATATAAGATTATTCCCGTAGAAGGTCCTCATAAGGGAGATCTTAATTTACTCACGAGCGATGATATCGCAAATATTAACACAGCACTTGACACACTGGTAAAAAGCCTATGAAGAAATTGAAAATTGGGTTTGCAGATACCCATGAACATCTAATGCAATTTTTCTATACTCTATTAGCAAATAGATTTGATGTAGAGTTGGATAATGATAATCCTGATTATTTAATTTTTGGTGATGATAATTTTGGTACAGCGAATAAAAAATTCTCTAAAAAGGATTGCGTAAAGATATTCTTTACTGGAGAAAATAGACGCCCAGAAGATTATGATTGTCACTACGCAATCACTTTTGATCATAACTATAGTAATTGGCATTACAGATTACCATTGTTTGTAGTATACCAATGGGCTTTGGATGCTATTCATAACACTGGTCATGACTTTTATCATATCCTAGGTGAGCATACGCCTAAGTTAAAAACAGATTTTTGTTCATTTGTAGTATCAAATCCCCGATGTGATGAGAGAAATGAATTCTTTAAAAAGCTAAGCGCAATTAAAAAGGTGGATAGCGGCGGCGGCGCATTTAATAATATTGGTAAAAAATTAGAAGGCGAAAAGGCAAAGATAGATTTTCTAGCATCAAGAAAATTTAATATTTGTTTTGAGTCTAGCTCTTATCCTGGGTATGTTACTGAAAAAATTCTACATGCATTCTATGCACAGACAATTCCTATATACTGGGGTAGCCCAACAGTAGCAGCAGATTTTAATCTTCAATCTTTTATTAATGTAAATGACTTTAATAACTTTGATGAAGCAATAGAATATGTTATGCGTATAGATTCAGATGAAGAATTATACTATAGAATATTAACTGCGCCTAAGCTATCGGGCAATGTTCCTAGAGATTATATGTTACTAAATAATTTCTTGAATTGGTTTGAAGCAGTTGTCTATAACAAAGCAGATATGAGAACTGAGTGAAAATACAAACATTTATATTCAATTGGAGAGGACAATACCAAAATACTTTAAATAAAGAAAAACAATTTAAAGAAATAGGTATTGTTCCTACAGTAATTAATAGTGATGAGTCTTATCCTTTTGAGGGCGACAATTGGCATTGTATTGGCGAGGAAAGTTATTTCAATGCACAATTTTTAAAAGCAATTGAATTGTTTGATGGTGATGTATTGTTTCATGTACAAGGAGATGCTTCATATGACAATTGGAAAGATCTTATTACTGATGCGAAAACATACTATGAAATGGCTAATTGGGGAATCTATGCACCCAATGTAGATTATACCTGGTATGATTCATCTAGAACGGATGTTAATACTATAGACTTTCCTTTAGATAAACTAAAGATGGTTGCTAACACAGATTGCACTTGTTGGTTTATCCACAAAGATGTTATCAATTGGTATAAAGAAAGAAAACTAGATTTTAGTAAATATAAGATGGGGTGGTCTTGGGATATCGTATTGCCTGCATTATGTTATATTAATCAGCGACCTGTTCTAAGAGATTATAATCATACTATTTCTCATCCTCGCGGTACGGCATATGACACGAATAAAGCAGAACAAGAAATGTGGCATCTCTACAATTCTCTTCCTTCGGATTTAAAGGAAGCATTTGGTCTTATTAAATCTAATAAAGAAGGACTTTCTAGATACTATGAATAAAATTATATCATTTAGTATATGGGGAAATAAACCTATGTATTGTGCGGGTGCAATACGAAATGCACAACTTGCTAAAGAAATATTTCCCGAATGGACTTGCTATTTCTTTTACAATAATACTGTACCTAAGATTTATATAGAAGCGTTAAATGCTTTTGACAATACTATCACGCATGAAATTACAGATTCTTCATACGGAGCCTGGTGGAGATTTTATCCGATGGTTGAGGGAAATGTTGTTTTATCTAGAGATACTGATTCAAGATTATCTTACAGGGAAAAACGTATAGTTGACGATTGGATGGCATCCGATTATAAGGTATGCGTAATGCGAGATCATATTCGGCACTATGACTTCAATATATTATCTGGTATGTGGGGAATTAAAGATGGTATGAGTCCCACAATTTATAAAGGTATGGAATCTAAATTAGGGGAAAATTTCTATGCCGCGGAACAAATATATGTAAGTAATACGATATGGCCAGCATATGAAAATTCTCGCATCTCATATGGAATAAAAGAAACACAATGGATGCGAGATTCTTATAAAGATATAGGTAAAGATTTTATTGGTCAACAGTATGATGATAATGAAATACCAGTATATGAAGGACAATTAGAATGAGTACTATACTAATTACTGGTGGTGCAGGATTTATTGCACACCACACTATTAAAGAAATATTGGATAACACCGACTGGAATATTATTTCTTTAGACAGATTGGATTTTTCTGGCAATTTAAATCGTTTATATGATATGCTTAAAGATCACGATCAAAAGCATAGAGTAAAAATTGTACACCATGATTTAAAGGCAGAAATAAATCAAACAACTTCTAATCTTATTGGTAGCGTAGATTATATTTTACACATGGCAGCAAACCCCCATGTCGATAAAAGTATAAAGGATCCATTGGGGACTGTATTAGATAATGTAGTTGGAACTTGTAATATTTTAAATTTTGCGAGAACTCAATTACCGTCGCTAAAAAGATTTATATATTTTAGCACCGATGAAATATTTGGCCCTGCTCCTGCCGGTATGGATTTTACAGAATATGCTAGATATAATTCTAAAAATCCATATAGTGCAAGTAAAGCAGGGGGAGAAGAATTAGCAGTCGCATTTCATAACACATATAAATTGCCCGTATACATAATTCATTCTATGAATGTTTTTGGTGTAAGGCAACAAGCTGCGGCATTTATTCCGATATGTATCCGCAAAATTTTAAATGATGAAGTATTGACCATACATTCTGACAGCACATTAACTAAAATACCTACAAGAAAATATGTTAATGCTTCAGATGTTGCTGAAGCAATTTTACTTTTACTACAAAAAGATGTTGAATCAATGGACGAAGGATTAGTAAAAGTTCCTAAATTTAATATTGTGGGTATGGAAAAAATTGATATTTTAACTATAGCAAAAACTATTGCAGGATGCATAGGAAAACCTTTAAATTATAAACTAACATCTTCGGATAGGCCCGGTGCAGATTTAGATTATTCTTTGGCAGGAACAAAATTAAATGATTTAGGTTGGTATCCAAAAACATCATTTAAAGATTCTATTCCCTCAATTGTTGATTGGTATTTAAAAAATAAAGAATGGATTAGTTAATGAGTAAAAAAGTAACTATAATTACGCCAACAACCGGGTCTAATTATCTAGACATAAATTTAAATTCTGTTTCAAAACAAACATATGATAACATAGAACATCTTGTTGTTGTAGATGGTCCTAATTATTGGGATAAAGCAAACAATGTTTTAAATAACTATGAAGATAAAACAGTAATGTATCTTCAAGAAAATACTGGCGCAGATCAATACAATGGTCATAGAATATACGGGGCAATGCCCTATCTAGTCAATTCTGACTATGTTATATTTTTAGATGAAGATAATTATGTTGAACCAACCCATATTGAATCTCTTGTTAAGGTTGCCGAAAATAATGATTGGGCATTCTCTTTAAGACAAATTGTAGATAAAGATGGCAAATACATTTGTAATGATGATTGCGAAAATTTAGGTAAATGGCCAACCTGTTTAAGCGAGAAAGAATTGTTTGTGGATGTTGGCGCTTACTTTTTACCTACAAAAATTGCAGTACAAATTTCTCCTATATGGTATAGACGGGCAAGACATCCCGACGAACAGCCAGAAGTCGATAGACTTTTAATGCAAGTTCTGTTAGACTATGGTTTTAGTTATGATACTAACGGAGAGTATACGTTAAATTATAGAGTAGGTAACCGAGCAGATTCTGTACAAGCAGATTTCTTTTTGTGGGGAAACTCTAAAATGCAACAAAAATATAATGGAAATTTTCCCTGGAGAAAATAATTGAGAAAAGTTTTAATACATACCCATTCAGGTTTAGGTGACAATATCTGTTGCTATGGTATTGTAAAACACTTTGCCGAGAATGAATTCGATGAAGTATATGTTTCCTGTAAAGAAATATATCTAGATTCGGTTATGCATTTATATAGAAATGACGATAATATTTTTATTGCACCTATTCCTAATCCAGGCAATAATATAGGTTTAGAATTTGAATATGTAGATCAAATTTGTAAAGAACAAAATTTAGAATTAATTCGTATAGGATTTGATAAG